CTTTTTTGTGCTCTGCACAAGACATACCTAAGTAGTTCTTGGCTTCATGCAGACACTTTTCTGCATAAGCAAGAGAGCGTTTTAATGATCTTTTACTCATTTGGATTTCCTTTGCAAAGAATTCATAGAGTGCCCGGAAGGGCACCCCACAAAACACTTAAGCTTGACAGCTTAAGCATTCATCCTTAACAACCACACCACTTCGTGAGTAGACGTAGTAAACAGACAGGATTTCTTCATCCAGTACACAACGAGTCATCAACTCCGAGATCAGATCTTCTGATCCATCTTCAGGTACGAAGAAGTTCAGGGACTGACCTTGGCAGATATATTTCTGGCGTAAGCTGGCACGACGTAACAGGACTCGCTGATCCATTTCAAAGGCAGTCTTAAATACCTGCTTCTCATGGTCATCAAGCCAGTCAACGTGTTGTACTGAGCCTACATGGTTAATGATATCGTTGATGGTTTCTGCTGAGTACACTCCACGCTCCTGCATGAGTTTGTAAATCTCAGGCACGATACGACTGAGCTGCCCAGCAGCAGAGCTGGCTTCAAATACCATTCCAGGATCCGGGAACCAGGATTCAGATACACCACCCATTAACAGGGCTGTGCTCTTGGTAGGTGCAATGGCTGTACGGTGAGTGTTACGTACACCATGGCCTTCACACCATTCTGGTTCACCCATGATCTCTGCCATCCACTGAGAAGCTTTAAGGCTTTCATCATGGATATGCTTGAAGATCTCTTGGTCGATAAATTGAGCTTCCAGTGATTCGTATGGAATACGCTTCGACTGGAAATAAGTACTGAGTCCCATTATACCTAAGCCAATAGCTCGGCCTTTGATAGTGAAGTCTCGTACTTTTTCTAAGCCCTCAATACCATCACTAACTTCGATGAACTCTGAACACAGACAGTCCAGGAAGATAGTGGAATAGAATACTGCCTTGCTGGTTTTAATCTTATCCCAGTGAACCAGGTTTAATGAGGACAGAATACAGCTATAGGTCAGATCCTTGGATGAATGCAGCATGATCTCGGTACACAGATTACTTGCCTTAAGCAGCAGGTCACGGTCTTTATACATTGCAGGACGGTGGCGGTTAGCCTTGTCAATGAAGTATAGATAACCTTTACCTGTCAGCATTTTGACATGCACAGCATCTTCGAATCGCTGGTTTGCTTCTGCATCACCAGCTTTCAGTTTCTCAACGAAACTATCTTTAATGATCCAGCCATAGTTCTTGCCATTGGGATCGGTCTTCAGTGAGTTGAGGCACTCATAGAAATCCCCATGCTCGATATCGAGATAGGCACCAACAGAACCACGTCTGTTACCACCCTGGCTTACCTTGCTGGTACAAGTGAAGAAGTCATCAATAACTTCCTTAGCACCATTGGCAACACCACCAGTGCTGATCTTGGCACCACGAGGGCGAATATCCGAGAAATCTGCTGAAGTACCAAATCCATATTTGGATAGGATTGCAGTTTCTCGTAAGGCTGAGTAGAAGCCATCAATGCTATCTGCTACTACCTGCCCAGAGCAGGATACAGGCATACCACGATCAGTTCCTGTATTAGCCAGTGCTGGTGTAGCAGGTGACAAGATGCCATTCCACATAAGATCGAAGAATGCTTTCTCAAGTTCACCACGATAAAGCTGTGGTACATGACGTGCCAGAGTATGTGCAATCTTCTGGTGACGTGCTCTTAATGAGCCTTCACTTTCAACGATGTACTTACTCTTGAACATTTGCCATGCTTGAGTTGTATACCAATCAGGGAGTAATCCCTGTGCTTGTAACTTCTTACGCTCGGCACTAAGTGCCTCGAACTCAGTAGCGACTGAAGTCTCTACTCCTGTAGGTTTAAACGACATGCTTACTCTCCTGGTTTCAATAAAGCTGACAGATCACGGGCACCAGACAGCTCACTAGCTAAGTTCTGGTTAAAGCCCAGTTTATGCTTGGCCCAGTTACGGGTGTACTGCAACTGAGTACCAGCAAAGAAATCTGCAAACTTATAGGAAGACAAGGAGGTATAGAACCAGCTGGAGATCACGCCTGACTCTTGCTCGAACATGTTCGGCATACCCAGACGATTAAGCACCACGTTCACCCGATCACGAATGAAGTGTTGCATCTCTTCTTTGGTTACTACACGGATGGTTTCAGGAGCCTTGGCAAAGATACGTTCGATCATAGCGAACTCATGATCATGCACGTCTTTAGCCATTTTCCAGATAGCATCAGCTAATGCTTCCTGTTTGGCTTCATCCATATTGCCAGCTTCAATACGTTCCTTTTTACAGGTGTTATGAAGCCAGGCAGAGAACATGCTGTGATAGTTTTCATCTTTGGCTGAACCGTCGATACCTGCCACAAAGTGGGGGATCAACTTAAAGCCAGGACGGCTGAATGATTTGAAGAAAGCGAATGCTGAAAACAGCATTACACCTTCAAGAAATGCTAACGCTGCTGTAGCTTCCAGAGCATCACCAGAAGACGCTTGTTCGTCGATCCATGCAATATGCTTGGACAGATCTTCATCACGCTTCCAGGTGGTGTAGAACTCGTCTGTAGCCAGATCCAATGACTGATTAATCAGGTCATAGAATGGGGCGTGAGAGTTCAGCTCTACCATAGCGAATACAGCACAGGCACGTTGAACATGAGGACGAGGGAACAGACGTTGAATACGTCCACCCCACATCTCTTCACCACCGATCATTAACTCATACTGAGTCAGGACGGTCTGGAGAGTGAGGATACCTTCACGTTCACCTTCAGTTAGCTTGTTGTGGAAGTCACCAACGTCTTCCTCTACACCCAGTTCTTCAGCAGGCCAGAAGATAGCCATCTGGCTAGTGGCTGCTTCGATAGCTTGGGGGTAGTCGATGACGTAAGACTCTGTTGGAGTCTCAATACGTGAGAGAGGTTTAGTCATAATTTACCCAAAGAATATTGAGTTGGTTGAAAAGGGTAGTGAGCATAACTCACTTCCCCGGATTCTGTAATCTGGTTATTTAACCATTATGACTTGGTGAGTGCTGCCCAGCTAACTGGGAACAGGGGTTCCACGATAGCTGCTACAGCATGGGCCAGATCCTGAATTTCCTGCTGTGCATGGGAATCAGAACGCTTGTTGAAGAAGTTAGCAAAAGCCAGCAGGTTACCTGTCCAAATCCAGTTAACCATAGCACCTTGAGGCAGTACGAAACGTGCTTGCTCAGGGGCAATACCATCTTCAATTATCTTCTCATATAGAGCTACTGCCTCTTGAGTATGATAGATGTACTGCCGTTTCCAGTAGTCGTTTGCTTCATGGATACCAGCACTGCCCTGCTTGATTGAACCTTCTGGTTTCAGGCGGAATTCAGGGATAAAGATCTCAGGAGTACTGCTGATATAACGACGAGACTCTTCATTCTCAACCAGACCCTGTTTATGCTTGAAGCACTGGGTACGGATAGGAATTGGAGCTTTCATGCGCAGCGAGATTGCAGTATGGGCAAATGGTGTCCAGTGTACAGCCTGATGACGGATACGATCATAAATTTCAGAAGCGCCTTTTATAGCTTCCTGCGTAGTACAATCATATTGACCTTCTGCAATAAGCTCAATGATTCCAGCTTTATCCTTACTGGTTACACCATTAGCAAGAAAACGGATAAGACTGGCATCTTGCTCAGGGGTAGTTACCTTTTTCAAGGGGCCAAATGAAATACGAGCTACATCTACTACACGTTGATCATCTCCCATGTGATCGATGTATTCAGCGACTTGTTGAGTCATTTTGAGTCCTCAGTTAATTAAGGGCAGTCACTGCCCATTTATGATAAAACAGTTTATGATTTAGGCATTGAAATTCTAGGAGACAAGAGCATGAGTAATGCTACTAAGATTGATCTCTACTTGAAGAATCCTGATGGTACTCCAATGACTAACACTTGTGTGGCTGTTAAGCCCATTCGTGCCAGTTTTTGGAGTTCTTATGTAGGGCTTGTAGAAGATGTTGAGATCACCTTCACTACAGATAACCAGGGCTATGTTCAGATGGAACTATGGCCTCTGCCTTATCCTTACTATTTAACTTATTCAGACGATGATGAGTCAATACCAGGTCAGTTTTTATTTTATGTCCCTGCTGTTGATACTGTTGTCAATTTTCAAGATCTGATTGTTACTAAAGCAAGCAGTTCAGACACTTATGCAGATACAGTACTCCAGCAGATTATTGCTGCAAAAGTAGCAACTATGGCTGCTGCTGAGGCTGCTCAAGCAAGTGTTGATGCTGTGGCTACTTCAGCCAGTAATGCTGAAGAGGCGGCTCAGAAAGCTGATGCTGATGCTGCGCAGACTGCTTTAGATCGTACAGCTATGAATCAAACACTCAATGCTATGACACTGATGTGGACTTCTTTACAAGAGGCCATTGTTAAGATTCAAGCTATTAATCTTCAAAATAAATTAGTACTGGGTGGCTATACCTTATGGGTCGATGCTAATGGTAAACTACGCATTTACCAAGGTACTCCATCTAGTGATACCGACGGTGTAGTAGTCGGTACTCAGACAGCATAAGGAGCTGAATAATGACTTGTAATTGCAATGATAACTATGGTTGTGGTGGAGCCTGTGATCCAGGTTCTTCTAATACAGCCATTAAGCAAGCTGTTAATGATGCTCTTGCTTCTGAGAAGGTAACACTTGAAGGTTATGTTACTGAAGCTGCACTTTCTGCAACAGAAGCTGAAGGTTCGGCAGCAGACGCAGCATCGTCTGCGAGTGCGTCAGCACAGAGCCAGACGAATGCGGAGACTGCTGCGAGCACAGCAATTCAAGCATCTGCATCGGTAACAGAAACTGCAATAGTGTTGGAAGAGACAGCAGAAAGGATTAAGGATGCTCAAGATTTACTTGCAGAAGAGATTTCAGCAATCCATACAAAACCAGTTTATTTTGAAGTAACAGAAGCTACTTCTACCCTGGTTTTACCTGAGACTGAGACTGTATTTAATGTACGTTCAATCTATGTTGATTCTGCTCGTAAGGATCTTGGGTATGGGTTTACTTTTGATAAAGAAACCAGAACAATTACCTTAACCGAGCCTATCACTGCTGATCAGATTGCTGGGTCTAGTGAAGGCTTTATCCTGGTTACTGCTATTTGTGATGTTTACAGTAGTGATGATCCCACATCTTTCCCTATTATTTTGGCTTCTGATGTAGGGGCTAATAATGTAGGGACTCTATCTGGTAAAACAGCACAGGTCGAGATTAATACATTACAGAATAATAACCGTAAACTATGGGAGCGATCTTTAAAAGACGCTGGGCTTACTCTTGTATCTGGTAGTTTTGAAGAGGGTGCCACCCTTGAAAACGCTACTGATGCTATTTGGGATCAGTACGGTAATAACTGTTATGTATGGTCTGGGAGTCTCCCTAAGACTGTACCGCCAAAATCAACCCCTGAATCTACTGGTTTAACTGGGTGGACTTCAACTGAAGACTATACGATTGGTGTAATTCTTGCTTCCCCTAAAGGGGATGTGAAGATAGATGCCCTGTACTATATTCGTCCAGAACGCTTTGGTGCTATCGGTGATGGGGTAACCGATGATACTGTCGCATTCCAAGCTGCAATAAATGCCAGTAAAGGGAAAACACTTCTTTGTGCCAGTGATAAGAAGTACAGGATAAAAAATGTAGTTGTTCCACATGAAATGACGTTCCAGGGTTGGGGCAGACGTATGGGTGGGGCCATCATTCCTTATGGTAATGAGGGTTCGAACATACACAGCGGAACTTTAATAACTCTTAGCGCTACAGGGACTATCAACTGGGTCAATATGACAGTTGATGCACGAGGTATTGACTTGAGTTCAGTAGACGGACAACGCTTGACCGGGGTTGGTGCTATAGACAACTCATCCGGTGTTTACCAGTCTGGTTTCATGATGTTCAACTGTAATATTTCAGGATTTACAGGGAACAACGTGTATGGTGGTTCGTCAAAATCATTTGGTATCATGATAAACTGCCAATCAGAATCGGCAGGGAAATCTTGTATCAGGATTGATGGCGTAGACTGGCGTCTTGATCATTGTTATGTTGGGCGATCAGCAGAAGGTTATGGTATAGAAATTCTTAACGAGAATAATGCCGTTACAAACTGTGATGTGTATTTTAACTTCTTGTCTGGTATTTTCTATTCCCAACCCACTGGGATGGCGTTTATAAAACTACATTCAAATACCGTGAATAGTAATGGACAGCATGGTATCTCCTGTAGTCTTCCGTATGCGCAGCCTGCTGGAACATCCATTATTGGGAATATATTCTGGAACAACAGTACACAGGCTACTGGTACTTACCATAATATAGATTTGAACTATGGTAGGGGCCATATTGTACAGAACAACGTACATAAAGCATACCAAGCTACTGAAGGATCAACTTCAGCTCGTGCTGGGTTCTGTATTAACCTTCGAAATGGTGCAACCCTCTCGGGGCCGCTTACAGACGCCATAGATCCGTTGTACTCATACGTGTATGGGCAAATAAACGTTCTGAGTCAAAGTTACTTTAACCAGAATGGATTCAGTGTAGGCAGTGCAATAGAGTTCACAAGAAATATTTCTAGTGATGTTAAAGTTGCCCTGTCAATAAAGATCGACAGCGAAACCTATAACCGCGTTGAAATTGGTGCTGGGTATGTGAAGTTAGGTAACGGTGCTGCTGCCCCAACCCATGGTATTCAACAATTAGCAGCATACCCTGGAATAACTATGGGTATTCTTGGGTTAGGTGTCGTAGGTAATTATGCCACTTCGCCATTACGGATAGGGACTCATCGTTTGTGGTCTGGTGGTGATAATACCATCAGAACAAAATACGGGACTGACCCTACAAGTGCTACTGACGGCGCTATAATTTCAACCAAAGTAAACGTCCCAGCCGCAGCCACTTCAACAGGCGTGTTAGGGCAATGGGCGGCAGATACTGCCTATATCTACATATGTGTAAACACCAACTCGTGGCTTCGTGCTGCATTAACAACATTTTGAGGTGATTAAAATGACATTTGAAGAAGCGATGAAATCAGCAAAGAATAACATGGCAATTGCTATGTCTAACTGGAATGGCGAAACTGAAAAAACGACGTTCGTTTTCCTTTCTGGTGGATTTCAAGGCAATGTCGGGAATGATTTCCCTTTGCTTAAAACTATGGGCATTGAAACTATGTATGTCCAAAGCCGTTTGGATAAACGTTTAGAAACTGGCGAAGTCATTTTCGGTTGGTCACCGTCCCAAGAAGAAATTCTTTCTAACTCTTGGGAAGTTATAGAAGTTTAAAATTGAGGAGGGGGGGTAAACCCCCTCTCTCTTTTGCCCCACTTAAAGAATCAACAAGAGATCAACAATTAATCCACACTCTACTCAGTGTGCGGGATTTTTAATGAGGAATACCTATGAAAATGTCTAATGAAGGCCGCAAAGTAACTAAATACTTTGAGTCTTTAAAATTAAGAGCTTATCCTGATCCTGCTACCGGGGGTAAGCCATGGACTATTGGCTATGGTCATACAGGGCCAGATGTTTATCCTGGTTTGGCAATTTCACAAACTAGAGCTGAACAACTGCTTGACGCTGACCTTGCTAAAGCTGAAGCAGAAGTAAACAAGTATGGTCATAACCTCACTCAGGGCCAGTTCGATTGCCTTGTGGATATGGTATTCAATATGGGATCTGGCTTCATTCGCCCTGATAATATCAAGGGTGACTTTGATGACTTTGTAGCATCGGGTGATAAAGTTGAGATGCGTAAACGCATTCCTCAATTCCGTATGGCTAATGGTAAAGTCATGAAAGGGCTGGTACGTCGTCGTGCTGCTAACCTTGCTCTTTGGGATGGCAAATCTGGCGATGAAGCAATTAAACTGGGGGTAGCCGCAGCATGAAACTTGTAGAAAACTGGAAGTCAGCATGGAAGTGGTATTCTATTCATATTATGGTAGTGATCGTTGCACTTCCTGAAATTTGGGGGTATTTCCCACAGGAGTTCAAAGATTCACTGCCTCCACATGCTCTTGCTGGACTAACAACTTTCCTGGGGATCTCAGCTATAGTTGCTCGTCTGGTTTCTCAGGAGAAATCCAATGATAAAGGATCTAATTAAACAGTATGCTGTTTTGTTAGGTTCTGTTCTGGCCCTGGCTTTACTTGCCGGGGCTTGTTACTTAACCTATGTTGTAACAGATAACCACTGGTCTGCTAAGTATTCTGGTTTAGAGCAAAAGTATAGTGATGCTTCTGCCAAAGCTACTCAGGAGGCCAGAGTCAAAGAATGGGAGTACCAAAACAATGTTGATGCAATCGCACAGCAAGGGGCTAAAGACCTCGCACAAGCTCGCTCTGACGCTGATAGTGCCAATGCTTCTATTGGTAGGTTGCAGCAACGGATCAACCGTTTACTTGCCGACACCAGCTCCGAAGATTCCGGCACTACCCAAAGAGGCAAGACAGCCAGAGAAGCCCTCGATCTGCTTGCCAACGTGCTCGAAAAATCTCTCGAACGAAACAGACAGTTGGCTGACTATGCCGACAAAGCCAGTAGTGCTGGATCCACCTGTGAAAAAGCCTACGACGCCATCCAATCAGGCAAGTAATACTAAGTTGGTTTATTTCGTATAAACCAGTAGAATGATGTACATTAACTAGACTTTTCATGAAGAGGAAACACCTATGTCTAAAGTCCCCTCTATCGGTGCTGGTGTTATCACTACCGATGATGTGCTGGCACAAGGCTATGATTTTATCCCCCTGAAAATGGGTGGTATGGCTAAAGTGCCCGCTGATGTAGCCGCTGCTCAATCTAAAGATATCACTGGTGCTGCTTATACTAAGCCAGCAGCTCTGAGTCTAACCACTGATCTGGCAGCTACCAAAACTGTTGTTGAAGGTGCTGCTCTGGAACTCGCAGTAGTTGCTACTGGCGGTGTTGCACCATACAGCGTTACCTGGTTTAAAGGTGGCTCTGCTATCCAGACTCTGGGTAGTTCTACCCTTAACCTGGGTGCAGCTACTCTGGATATGGCTGGTTCTTACCATGCTGAAGTCTATGACGCAGCTGGTAAAGAGATCCAGTCTACTACCTGCGTAGTGACTGTCACTGAAGCTGGTGGTTAATAACTACCAGCATGAATAAGCCCCCATTTGGGGGCTTTTTTATTATCCTGTTAAACCTAAAAGGTTGTCAGGATCCTTTACCGCAGTATCTCTGATAAAGGCAAAAGGTACGATTATCTTTCCAAAATGAAAGGCACTGGGACTTTCCACAAGCTTATTTGCACGGAAAGTGAGTGAACCATTATTTCTGAAAAAGATAGTTATCTCAGCTGGAATTTTGTCTGTCATAGAGAGGCAATCCTGTGAGTTGCAGCCCTGATACGACTAATGCGGTTAGTATGCACTACCTCATTTCTGTCATATCCTCGGGCATTTCTACGAATGGTTGCATACTCAGCTTGTACAGCAGGATTCTGAGCACGCTTCTGAAGGATCTTAGAGCATTTAGAATGCACACGTTTACTACGTTCGATCCCACATATTGGACAGATGTTAAAGGTTGAACTGATGATCATGGTTTCAGTACAGCAATGATATCTTTTACCACTTCTCGTGATTCAGCCTTAGCTGAGATGCTACGAGTTGCAGTTAATGGGTGAATGTCAAAACCAGCTTTGGTATAGAGATCAACTAAGCGTGGGGCACTACTGTTTGTAATGACCACTCTTACACCTCTGGCTTTAAGCTCAAGAGCTTTACCTACCAGACGTTTCTGATCTCCCCACTTGAAGCTGGTGCCACTATAGCTTGTGAACCCCTGATGCTTAGGCATTGGCTCATAAGGTGGATCACAGAATACAACATTACCTTCCTGAGCAGTTTCCATGAACATCATAAAATCTGTATTTGCTACTGTTGGTTTCAAACCAGAATTGATGAAGTCTCTGAGTTCCTGTTCAGGGAAGTAAGGTTGTTCTTTCTGGCCCCAAGGAACATTGAATTCCTTTTTCTTGTTGTAACGACATAGGCCGTTGAAGCCAGTACGATTGAGCACTAGGAAGAACACAGCTTTAGACAGGGAATTGAACTTGCCACTGTTAAAGTTAGCTCTGAGCTGATTGTAGCGAGCTTCTGAGTTACACCATTCATGCAGTTTCTTTGCCTGGTTCAACACATAATCACCATTATGGATGAGGGCTAAGTAGAGCTGGCACAAATCAGGATTCACATCATTGATAGCCACCTTATCGAAACCAGCATTCATAAATACTGATCCTGCACCCACAAAAGGTTCAACGAGACGATTACCAACTAAGAATGGTTGGATTTGAGGAAGCTGGCGATACTTACCGCCTGCCCATTTCAAAAATGGTTTCATTTGAGTACCAGAGCTAACAGGTTCATAACAAGATCGTAGGCTTGATAAGCCAACCACCAGAAAGCAATCAACAAGATTGCTATGATACTCCACACTTTTCCGCGAAAGCTCATAAAATTCCTATCCTCTTTTTGAGTAAAATTTCAGCAGTTAAAGGGACTGATACTTGAATTTTGATAGGTAATACAACATCACCATAACTATCCCAGGCATCCCCTTCAGTAAGTGATATCGTTCCTTCCCCTAACTCATTTAATACAATGACTTGATCATAAGGGCAGTACCAGCTATCACTACGTTCTCGGAACATAATCACTGTTTTTTCTACTTCAATGAATTGGTCATTGAACATTGTAAAAGTATCGTCTACCTCTACTTCTACTTCTCTCTTATTTAGCAGGATGATAAGACCTGCAATAGTAGTTAAATCCATTGCAGTAAGTTGCATGATTTTTCCAATTAAAAAGCCCTCCGAAGAGGGCTTGAGGTTACTTAGGTGAACCTGTGTAGGACGTCTTGCCTTCAAACAGCCTCTCCACATACTGGAAGATCTTAATCCCCAGATAGGCAGATGCTGAAGTGAATATGGGTTGCGTAATCCCAGTAGGCAACTGACTTGCCACTACAGGGTAGGCATCCCATGCCAAATAGCCTGCGAGTAGAGCTGCTGACATTTCTGTAGCTGCTGCAACGAAGGTTACCTGACCATAGCGTAGGATTCGTCTCCCAACGGAGATTGCACCACTGACCGTACTAATCAGGAGAGCACCCAGTAGCTGAACATAAAAGTTCTGTTGCTGGTCTGGGGTCATGACACTACTCCAATTCACTTACATGAAATGGATTGTAACGTAATTTACTTTGAATGCTCAGAATTATCTGACCATAAACTAGCAAATTTGGCGTTGATCGCTTTCATGAACCCTTTCTGGTTATGGTTACGAAGACGAAGACGACTAAAGTTAATCTCATGAAGACCTTTAGTGATACCTTTAAGGTTCTCAACAAAGATAGCCTTATCAGGTTCTTCTTGAACCAGTGTGACTTTCTGGTTTAGAAAGTACAGCTGACCATTAAGCAACGTCCAGAAACCAGTGCATTGATACACACTCTCAGCCACTGGAGCACCCATAATCAACTGGCTTGCCAGTGATGTGATGCTCTCAGGGCATTCAAGGTATAGCCCCACTTCTGGTTTGAGGTACTTGAGTTCAATGGAAAGTTTTACCATGGATCCTCTACGCTAAACTTGGGCACCAAGATTGAGCAGACATTAGGCAGATACTTTCTGACTTTATTAATGACAGACTTGTCATCATCGATCAGGAAAATTTCCACTTTGTCCATTGTAGTCGAGGCACCCATACAGAACATTGGGATCAGCGATAGCATTGCTTCCAGTTTGAAGGTAGCTGCATTGCCCCCCAGGTTTTCACTTCGGTTATGGATTAAGTCGAAGGTAAGGTTACCCTCTTCTTTAAAACGATCATTTGTTTCTTTATCCAGAGCCTTACTACGGTTAGACAGGCTGATCAGGAATGAATCCTGATTAACCAGCGATTTAACCATCTCGATACCTTTATGGTTTAAAGGCTCGAATAGCCAGGCTTTATGCCAGTCCAGCCATTCATGCTGGTTTGATGGATCCTGGGGGACGTACTGCTTTCGGAATTCACTGTTACCGTTCAGCACACCATCCAGATCACAGAAGATCAGTCTATGCATGTAATGCCTCTTTTTGTTTTAGCTTATCCAGTGCTTTAGCCACAAATGGCTTTATATCATCTTCTGTCAGGTTATTAGGCAGAGTGATAGCATTGGCCCAGTTAGGGTAGTACAAGTCCAGTTCAGCTGGTAATGGGATTCGTGGATCGGCAATTTCAGGTAAACCTTTCCATGCCATACACTCGATCAGGTTGTCATTAACAAACTTGATTACCCTTACGTTATTACGCATGAGCACATAAATGGCATCATGAATCAGAGCCACAGGCAGAATGTCGTAACGGAACTCTGAAGCCCATACTCGTTCCATGAACTCATTAGCAGCACGGTTGGTTAACAGACCATAGGACTGACCTGAGATAGCATTGCCCAAGGTACGTCCCTCAGCTTCAGCTTCACGTAGCGTCTTGGTGGTATCCAGGATCGAACGTGCAAGGAGCGGAGTACGAATACGCAGCCCAAAGGCAGCAGTGGCATAGCCATCGTTACAGGCTTGTCTGATGCGTTCTTTAACCCATTCACCAGATACAGCATAGAGTGCATGGAAACTGGCTTCAGTTTCTTTGGCTTCTTCTTCAGAGAAACCACAGTTCTTAACCAGGGTAATCCAGGTGCCTTGATACTGAAGTGCAAAGCTTGGTGCTTTAGACTTATTACGAAGTGGATAGTATGGGTGATCCTTCTCAGCTATCTGGTTTACAGAGGCTGGATCATTAATGTCGATATCCGGCATTAACTTAGCACCCCAATAACCCACAGCACGTAATGAGTGACCGTCGAAGCCATCCGTAAACACTTTGACCTTGTTAGGGTCTTGCGTTAACAGTGCGTTGATACGATCTTCCAGAGCATTAAAGTCTGCTCCACCGAATACCCAACCATCAGGTGCAGCAAAGCATTTCTTGATGAGTTTACCGAAGGTACTCCCAGAAGGTAGCTGCTGTAGGTTTGGATCCGATGAGCTTAATCGCCCTGATACTGTACCACCCAGGTTGAAGTTACCATGGAGGTAAGATCTTCCATTGCCTTTGTTAAAGGCATTTTTAAAGGTGGGTATAAAACTGGTGAGGATCTTCTCACCATCCCCAAACTCACGAAGAGTTTTGAGTACTATTTTTCCACTTTCAGTAGCATGGTTTTCCAGCTTCTTAAGTGTTGCACCAGCCGTAGATGGTTGCTTGGTTTTGGTTCTGTCCAGTACAGGAAGTTTCATCACTTCGTAAAGTAAAGTGATCAGATGATTGCCACTATTGGGATTGAACTTAAGATGACTGAAAGCACTGAGAGGGTACTGTTTAGTCTTCAGGGTGGCATTCTTAGCTTCCATTGCTCTGGTTTGAATAAGCATTTCTGCTTTTTGAACCAGAGGGTGTGCATACAAAGTTTTAAGGCTTCGATCATGCAATTCCTGTAATTGCTTCTCTGCCTTATCCACCATAGCAGGGATCATAGGCATACCAGTAAGTTCAATCTGAGTGATTGTCTTCTGGCTTGGCATCATCAGGTATTTATACAGCTCAAGCTGCATATCACGAACCATAACAGGGTAATACTTGTTATAGACATACCAGGTAGACATGGTATCGATGATGTTATAGCGAAGCAGTTCAGGCAGTGGGATCACCAGGATATTGGTAATATCAGACATAGCCCAGTTACCTGCAAATTCATGAGCAAGCTGTTTCAAGCTCAGTTCATTCTTTGCAGTATTGTTCAGTGCGAGATAAGCAATGATGCGAGTATCATCACAATCTCGATAGAGACAATCCAGGCCACGCAGTAAACCTTCATTATCCAGGGGATCTTTCATCCAGAGGTTATAGATCAGGACTTTGGTATCAAAGTTAGCCCTGTGGAATTTCAGGTTACCCTTATATTCCTCAAAGAACTTACGCAGCTTAATACGAAAGCCTTCGTTAAACCAACGGTAGTTTTCCCCTTCACTCACTGCAAGGTCACAGGTAAATGCTATACCGCCTGTGTTATCAGGGCTGAAAGCAATAGTACCGATACCCGCAGTAAAGATATCAAGACTGAAAGTTTCGATATCACAGGTCAGCTTGGGGTAGGACATTAACTTGGCAAATGCCTCGTCAATTTCCTTTTCAGTCTGGGGATACAAGGCCCATTTCAGGATATTAGCACCCAAAGCTTTGTAGCTATTAGTTACCTTACCTGCTAGGGCTTGCACAGACATTTCCAGTTTATCTGCCTGGTTTGGGTTATAGAGCAGAGCCTGATAGTTAATACCTACCAGTATTTCGATATCCTCATACCCCGGTATTGAACAGGGAGTGCCATAGCCAATCATTGCATCGATCTTGGCATTCTTAACCAGACACTTAAAGTAAGTGGAGTCAGCACAGTAAATGTACTTAACACCCATCTTCTTAAGCTGGGGGAGAATTTTAGCCAGATAGTCCTTACAGAACTTAGCTGGTGCTTTGCCATTGGATTCATACTCCAGCGAAAACGCCAGAATGTTCTCTTTGGCATAGCCAGCTTCGACTAAAGGATTAACGTAGTGACGCTCAATCTGATCCTGATAGAAAGCAGACTCTTTGATGAGTATTGCTGTCTCGAATTCAGGTTTATGAGCAAACATTATATGACGCATAGCCTACCTCTCTAGTGGCATACGAAAGAAGAGGGGCCGAAGCCCCTCGATACTACTTAAGCCAGGTTTTCAGTTCATCACTGACTTTCGGATCAAGTCCGAATGCTTTCGGCCCTTTCTTACGAGAGGACATGAAGAACTGAAGTTCCCCTGCTGCATCTTTGGTGTCAGCACGGTTACCTTTGGCTTTAGTCTCTTTGAAGACACGATACAGCTCTTGTGCCTGCTCTTTGACTGTCATAGCCTTACCTTCTGGTTTAGCTGGGGATTCAGCTTTTGTTTCAGGAGTAGTGATTTTGATATCACTGGCTTCACGAATGGCCAGGATCAGCTCTGCATCTTCATCAGAGATGCCCAGTTTAGCCCAGCCTTTCTTAGCTTTCTGTTTGGTAGAGATTAATTCCTCTGCAAACTTCTGAGCAGTAGCCAGATCTTCAGCCAGATAAGCAGCTTCAAATTGCTCCCAAAGGAGGTCAATTTTAGTCTTCTTGATCTCAGGAGCAACAACTGGAGCAGGCTCCTTCAGATCAGTAGCCAGCACTGGCGCTGCTTTTTCAGTAGGAGCTGCTTCTGACAGATCAGACTGTTCCAGCGTTTCCTTAACCAGGTCTACTTTTACTTCTTCAGCTTTTGCTGCTTCAGTATTTTCGACCTTGGTGTAAGTCACATTACTACCATTGTGTCCACCCACTTCAACCAGTTCAGTGATGCCCACATGAGCACCACGCAGAACTTTGTTCAACAGCTCTTTACCTTCTGGGATAGAAGAGATAGAGCCACCACTGTTAACGTGGTTACGCAGCGATTCAGGCAGTACAGCAAGGATGTGATAACCACACACACGCATTTTAGTGCGGCTGTATTCTGGTACAGCAAAGACGTCTTCAGGACGTACTTTAGCCATCACAGTGACGTTACCAGAGAAGCTGCTGAGATAGCCCAGGGAAGCTACATGTAGGCCATTAGAACAGTCCTGACGGCGGTTAGGGTCAACCAGACCTGGTTTCATGAAGACATAGGAACCCACATTCTGTTTGATGTTCCCGGAGTGAACATCCACGAAAGTTCCATGCTTCTCTTTGAGACGCTTGTAGATAACGATACAGCCGTCATCTGCAATAGGGAGGTCACCGTGTTCGATGAACTTCATCAGGTCTTCAGCAGAGTGCCCACGATCTTTCAGGACAGGTTCCAGACGGTTCAGGAAGTTTACAAAGCCACGGAAATCCTTCAGCTTACTTGCTGCTTTCATCTGAGACGACAGCTTATGGGCATGAGGAATCACACTACCTGTCTTGGTGTTGACTGCAACAATGGTATCAGGATCTTCATCCGTGATTGGTTTGTGAAAGTCAGGATCATCAACAGTACTGCCTTTGCCTGCAAGCTCACGCATACGGGCTGTAGCTAGTTCGATTTTCTGATCGTTGGTGAGTTCTACTGGTTTGGTTACCTCAGCCACAGGAGCTTCAACTACTGCTTCTACTGCCGCAGGTTGAGGTTCCAGAGCATAGGTAAGGTCATCAGCTTCTTCAACATCCAGAATGGTCTGGCCTGGTTTGATACCCAGTTCCAGAGGAGAGATGTGAGCAACACTTTCATCCACTTTTTCAGGGGATTCAGTGTCGATGAACTTTTTGATGAAACTTTTGGCAACACGGAAGAACTTGATAAGTCCTCCAGTGCCTTCTTCAGTTTCTTTGAATTCATTGCGTACCTTGACAGGTTCTGCAATGTCTACAACCGCAGAGCCATCCACAGGGATTTGCTTTTTGGCTGTTTCGACGATGATCGGCAAACGAGGATCACCTTGTGCAATGGTCACAGTACTGCCATCCTCTAAATAGAGGACAGCATTCTGAGCATCGACAGAGATTCCTACGATGGTCACTAGTTTTTTCATGGTTTAGTTCCGTTTTTGAGTGCACTTAAAACGATGGTTTTCAGAGCAGAAGCCCGCTCTGGGTATTGAATGAGCCACTGAAGGACACTGCCGTCACCATGCCCAAGGACACGTAACATAGGGTCTTTACGCAGCACTTTCAATTTCTTGATAAAGGGTAACTCTTCCAGCCTACCCCGCATGATGGTTTGGATAGGATCCCGATTTTCATCTGCATTGAACTTCTCATACTCTTCTGGAGTATAAGCATAAACAGCCACTGTAGATGGAGTAAGATCGAGAATACGTTCGAAGTAGGGATCATAACGTAGTTTTTCTAAACCAGGCAGTTTAATGCCGAGTTTAGTACACAGCTTGATATCCTGAGATGAGATACGATGCTGAGTAGCCAAGGCTTTCTGGCGTTCTTTGGTAACATACTTTGCAAATGCTTTACTCAATACCACTTGTTTAACACGCGGTATAAAGTAGGCATCTACATCGATAGCACCACGGTTCTCAGCCATGCGGCGTTCGATACCATTACGAACAACTACCCCATCGAACAAGTCCTCTGGTGTAGCATCCTTCAGATGAATAAAGCTTCCCAGCATACCCCCAAAGATTTCATCAATAGAGATGAAATACTTAGGATTCTGGTTTATCTGGCTCGGCTCTTTACATGAAGTAATTTCACCTTTAAGTTGCCAGTTACCATTCTTTAAGTATGCAGAGACAGTACCCAGATTATTGCCAGGTTTTTCAGCTTTAATCTTGGCTTTTCTCTCACGTTTTTCCTTCGCTTCGAGGATTTCTTGGTAGGCCGGATCCCAGGCTACCCCTGGGGTTAGATCCACTACAGTAAACCCAAGCTTTTCCAGTCTTGCAGCAACAGCAGCAATCTCAGGAGCTTTAGCTCGTGGATCCACTTTCAGTGCCCAAGCAGCATTGGAAGTCCCTTGCACATACCCAGTATATGCAGACTTACTCGCAGCAATACCTTTCAAACGGGAAGTAAGAAACACTACCTGGTTTTCAAGGTAAGTTACGATCTGAGTACCAGAGTAGGGGATTCGGCGCATAAAGCCATCGCTATAGACATTACGGCCCCACCAGGTATTTTCCTGGGTACTGAAACGTAAGCTCTTAACCGAGATAAAATCAGCTCCAGCAATACCTCGCATAATACGTTTGATGGTATGTTTACGAAGGAATGCATAAATAGCTTCACGGGTTCTGGCTCTGCCAAACGTAGTAGTCTTGCGTAAGTCCCACAAAGCCTGGTTAGCATGTACCCAGTCTGGTTTAGTAAACTGGTATAACTTTTTGAAGCCAACATGTTCGGCTTCTTTGAGTTCTTTCCAGTACTTCATACGAATAGAGGATCCCAGGTTACTACCTAGATAACGTCTGACTACGTTAGGTTGAATTTCCTCCAGAATGTTGGCAGTACTGCCAATAGCAGGTTGCCCCTTAGAAAACTTACCTTCACGCATACGTTTGCAAGTAGCAGCAATAGAAGATGGGATCTTGGCAATGATATCCTTTTCCATGTTTGCAACTAGCTGCACACAGAGATCAGTCAAGCCATCTTCAGTTAGTTTTTGGCTGGAGAGTGCTTCACGAGCTGGGGTTAACGCCAGAGTATCAGGAGCTGCTTGAACCAGCAGACGTTGAATACCAACGATTTCCATAAACTCCGAAAGCATCCCAGTAGCTTTGCTGGTGGCTTCTGTAAACAGCATTGGGTAGATGACAGCACCATAACGCACAAAGATTCTGTGGTTACCCATGTATTTGTTGTACCAAACTTCATCATCTGTATTCCATGAACCAGGTTCCTGGGACATACCCAGTTTAGCCATAGGCTCAAATTCGCCACCCATCCAACTGAGTTCTGCATTCATTTCACCATGCATAACCAGATACTTCAGATAGGTATGAGCTGTCTGAGCTTGATCCAGGGTCAAACGGAAGCTGACAGTTAAACCAGAGCGAGTAGTAGGAACGCTAACCATAGGTGTAATACCTGGTTTGCCTTGGTTCTCCACTACTGAACGAGCCATGTTATAGACTGTCTTGGTTCCGTTGTATTCAGAGGTTACACGGAAGGCATCCACGAGTGCCCAGGGAGCTTTACTGCCCAGACCAAAGCCACCAGTAGTCTTACTGTCGTTACGCTTGGTGGAAGCACCATAGGTGCCGTAGATTTGGGCAATCTTCTCTGGGGGGATACCCAGACCACTATCCTGAATGATCAGTTCACCATCAGTAGTGAGGGAGATCTTTAGTGGTTGATCGGTAGTACCAGCTTCGATATTAGCATCCCATGCGTTACACAGAGGCTCACGAATAGCTGCCAGCAGCTGGTTTGAATACAGGTTAGATGACAGCATCATCAGAAATGCAGCATCCTCTACCATAGATACAGCGAGAGTTTCCCCAGCACCCAGAGAGGCAGAGGTCGATTTGTTTTGCATATCCGCAACTTGCATTTGAATATCCTCAAGTAAGATTTACTAAGACTTTTAATAAGAAAAAGCCAGAATAAATCTGGCTTATTTGTTAGGTACGTTGCCTGGAACAGGCTTCAAAAATAGCTCGACGAATCTGAGCAATCTCACGCTCTTCATCCGGTTTCAGGGGGTTTTGAACCATGGCTTGAAGGGCAGTTAACTCATTAGGAGATAATTCCAAAGTGAGCACATAGTGATTTACTTGTTGCACTGTAGCTTTAGGCATTAATTTTCTCCTTCCAAAGCTGATACACCTTTTGATGTAAGGTGCCAGCCATACATCTGATTAAACTTGATAAGGCCAGCTTTAGCTAAAGCAGTGCCTGTACGGTTTTTATTAGAACGAGGGGCAGTACCGGACTTAGCCATCTTGAGGAAGACGACTTGTTGCTTCGAGAGCGGCATTTCTTTTCCTTTCAAAACGTAGGTTTTTGAGTCCTCCCGGATAGCTATCAGCTATTCGTCTGGCGAGACGATGGGAGATATTAAAGTGAGCTTCGGCCTGTTCCAGCGTGTGATCAAAGAGATAATCCAGGATTTTAATTCTGGTTTCATCTCTGATCTCTTTACGCAATTCAGAAAGTCCAAGCACCCTGATTGCAGAGTCTATTGAATTAACAGATCTCCCCAAACAGACAGCAAGTCTTTTAATGGGCATACCACGTAGGTAATTATCAATCAGGAAGCTTTTTTCTTCTTTAGTCCATGGCCTCTTGATTGATGAGGCCATTAGTCAGGCTCTTTAGGCAGCTTGCCTGCCATAGCTTGCAGAGTGAATACAGCCATATCTGATGCCTGATCATCGCTGATTTCAGCTAAATCAAAGTCCCAGGATTCATCCCACTCTTCAGCGATTCGTTGAACTTCACCTAGACCTGCATTCACCATGTCTTTGGTAGGCTCTATCCAGAGCTTTTCCAACTGTTCAATACGATCTAGCAAGACTGTGATCATTGCTGGTGAAGTGAGTTCACGCCATTGACTGATAGCTGTAACACGCTCATCCAGTTTCATGGTTTGAGTACTCAATGCCTGTTCAGCTACTGGAAGCAGCTTACGGAGGTCATGCATAACATCTTTGACTACTGGTTTCATATGATTGATCCTTTATTAACCCCAATGCTTTCCATAGTTTTACGACGTTTAAACATTGAGATTGCTTTTGCATGCTCTTTACGGAATTCTACGATTTGCTCTGAAGATACCGAAGTGGGTTCATCATGAGCTTTTAATCCTATTGACCTGATAGTTTCATGCATAGCCTCAGGCAGAAGGACAAAAAAGTCAGATAGACTGCCACTATTAGCTACGAGATCCCTCAGTAGGTATTCGTAGTAATTACCCTCAAGTTCTTCCATTTGACGTAACTGGTCATAACGTTCATCAAAGGCTTCACATAACGAAGGGTGTAGTTGAATTACAATTACATCATTTAGTGGGGTTGGATAGTTCCCCCCACTTCTGGTGAAATACTTATAACCTGTTAAAGCTGTATGTTTAGGTACTATTTCTTCAACTACCCAAATTTCAAACTCTGTTTTAGCTTTATCAAACATAGCCTGTTTGAAATACTGACAAAGAAGATCCATTTCAGTGGTCTTAATTATCATGGTATATCCCCCGTAAGCACTACCTGTAATCGAGCACGAGAAATAGCTACGTAGAGCAGTCGTCTTAACTGATCGATATCCCGACAACGGTTGAGGTCACCTAAGTCCACATAGACACGCCTGAAGGTAGAACCTTGGGCTTTATGGATAGTGCATCCAAATACTGGACGTAGATCGATCCAGGTACTTTTAACCTTATCCAAGGCATTTTTGATCTTAGTGAACTCTTCAGGATTTTCTGAGAAAACCATTTCCTGAAGCTTTTTGGAGAAACGCCTGAGTAGCTTATCTTTAGCCTTTTTATCATTGGGCATGAAATAAGCTTGAACCAGCTCACCTGATTTAAAATCCTTCGAACCTTTGCGGTTACGGTCGGTATAAACCCAGTGGCCTTCTTCACCCAGCTGTTTATCTGGTTCTAAACCAGTAAGGTAAACGAGACGGTCTGTGCCAATAGCGGGCAGTACATTTTTAATGCCGCCTACATAGCTATTACAAATGGCATAGTCACCTTCTCTGAGTATTTGAGAACCAGTAACCTGAGAATAAATCTTATGGTTTACTTCGTTCACACGCTTGTTGGTAAAAGCCAGGAATTTGCTGGTGGAGTATTCCCATTCATCACGGGACATATCCCTGATCATCCCTGCTTCGAACTTACTACGTTCTACCCAGATGATGTTCTTACCATCCACATTACATGGAGGTGTAGGGCCACCTTCAAGCACCCATTGACGCAGACGCTTAGATAACGCCTGTACAGGGTTATCGTCAGCTTGTCGCATGATCTGGGTTAGTTCGATCATGGGGAAGCGGCCTTCTTCGAATACAGGCAAGTCACCTTCAGCAGTCTTACATTGGGCTTTGTCGCCCATGAAGATTACTTTGGTGCCATTACCCAGCTTCATATAGATATGCTCTAACAAGGTCATATCGATGTAGCTGGCTTCATCTACGAAGACATAGGTGCCGAACAGCAGTTCCTGGGGTTTATGGGATACCAGTACATCCTTATAGGTTACTGGATCTTCCTCCATACCCAGCCGAAGCAAGCTATGGATTGTCTTTGCAGTACAACCCATAGCATGTTCGAAAGCTTCAGCAGCCTTATTAGTGGTAGCTGTGAATTCGACACGAGGATTACGCTGTACTTTAATCCCCAGTGCTTCCATCGTCTTCTGTACTTTTTCCAGATGGTCAAGCACATACTTAATGACAGTGGTTTTCCCTGTACCAGCAGCACCAGATAAGACCATTACCTGATTACTGTTGAATACCATAGGATCTTCATCCCCCTCAAATCGGGGGACGATGATTTCATGAGGTTGGTGTTTGTTAAGCAGAAAGTCCGTGATGAATTCACAGGCTTTCTGTTGGCCTTGGGATAGCTGCATAAATGCTCCTGGTTAAGGGGGCTTCTATACAAGCCCTTCCATTGTAAAGTGAACCACTTTGCCAAATTTTGGTACAAAGTTCGGGTTATCATAAACGAACCAGATTATAGGCCGTTTAGGATCTACCAGATTGTGCTGGCTGAGGTAACCATCAGTCAGGATGAACATGCCCAGTGATGCTTTATCACGGGCAAAGTCTTCGATGGTACTGTCGATACAAGTACCACCCCCACCACTGAATTTAACATTGAGCAGATCACGTACTGTACAGATCCGAGAGATATCCTTGATATCAGTATCAAACTGATACAGCTTTATCTCATCTGGTTTAAACAGCTTCAGTACCTGATAGACACCACCTAAGAAGATGGTGAACTCTTTCTTGCCAATGGAACCAGATACGTCAATAGCCCATGAAATACGTCCCAGGGACTTACCACGGCGTTCTGGAGCAGTGATATCGTGTACCAGCATACGACGACGAAGACGTGACCAGGTACGACCAGGCTTACGTGTGACCTTCTCACAGAAGATCTTCAGATAGTGCTGCCATGGGATTGGAGGATTCAAGAGATCCTCAATACGACGGGCCATATCCTTAGTACCACGCCCAAACTGTTTACCAGTCTGGTTTGCCTCAGCCATTTCAGCTGCCATGTTAGCACCTAATAAGATGCTATCAATTTGCTGCTTCTGGCTTTCCTGTTCTTCTTGAGTCAGGGGCTGTTTATTGAAGTCAGGCATAGGGTTCTTACCCTTATGAGTGCCTGGTTTCTTAGCCTCTTCCTGTTGAAGAATGCGGTATACCTGCATGGTGGTCATGCCATCAAAGCGGGAGTCTACCAATACCTTAATAGTTGTAGGCATTGGCATTCCAGACTTTTTCAGTTCCAGGTTGATTACATAGTCACCAGCCTGGTTCCACAGATCTTCATCCAGATCTACAGGGAAAGTCGTGCAGTGTTCATGCACAATATGCCCAACTTCATGAGCCACCACAAAAGGGTGTTCAGCAGGTTTGAGCATCTCCATGAATTTCTGGTTGTAATACACGGTTAAAGAATCCGTGTAAGCAGAATCACAAGGGTGCCCAGCGGGCACTTCCTTATGTTTTAATCTGAGGATCATTGAAGCCCAGAACACATACTTCTCATCCAAAGCCAGAGTAGTAAAGGCTTTATCGAGGATCTTCTCAAGTGGTGACATTGTAATTCCTTAGAAAAGTTCGTCAGCGTGACGCTCACACCATGCACTTACTTCGACGTTACCGCCGAGTTTAGGGTTACGTGCAATGATGCTACGCATTGAGATCACCTGGTAGGACGCTGGCATACGCTCAATGAAGGTCATTGCTTTAGCAATGTTATCTTCAGCTACACCACGAGCCAGTACACCAGTCAGTGCATACATCCAGGATGGTTCGTTAGTCGGGATACGAGCACCTTCAGGATCTTTGAGGATCTGTTCCATAGTTACTACTTTGGAGAAGTAAGTAACGAAGGTACGGAAGCTGCGGCCAGTAGCTACGCCTACAGTGCCATCGATCATCGGTTCCCAGCCTTCAATAGATTCCAGCGGGGTGATGAGCTTGGACAGCATAGACCAGGTACGAGCACACGCATGGGTATACTCGTTGGCATCCGGGTTAAACTTGTTGAATGCATCTGGTTCGTAGTTGAGGAATGCCACAATACGAGGATCCAGGGTTGCAGTGAACAGCTTCAGCCAGTACTTCAGGTTTTCTTTGATAGTCAGGTTGACCACACGAGAACCCAGAGCAGTACCCAGAGAGGATGCAATTGCACCGTCATCTTCACGGTTACCAGCAGCCATGATCCACATACGTTTATGTACGTGTTTCTGGCCTACTTTCTTGTCCAGAATGAACTTGTAGCTTGCAGCTTTGGTATCGTCAGCAGCAGAAGTCAGTTCGTCCAGCAGTACCAGGAAACCAGCATACTGCTTGCCAGTTTTAGGATTAACCGGGATAGGATCGCCTTCTAACGGGATTTCATCCAGAGGGATATATTTACCCTTGGTTTTGTCATCGTTGAATCCCAGCACGCCATTCATGTCTACTGGTTCCATACCAGCCAAACGGAGGTCGATCAGCAGCAGGTTGTAAGTATCAGCTACTTCCTGTGCGATAGATGATTTACCGAAGCCAGGAGCACCATACAGCATAGGCACAAGACCTTGCTTCATGATGTGGGCTACGGTGTTAGCAGCTTTGGAAATGTCGAGAGGTGTTGTCAGAGTCGTTGCCATGTTAGATAGTCTCTACTTTAGATGCGGTGAATTTAATACGATCGCCTAAGCTACCGTCTTGATTGATCATGTAACCAATACCCTTACCACCTTGGGCAAGGATCTTGTTTGATACAGCAGACATTACCTGAGCAGTAATGACTTGAGGATCCATGATAGGCACACCATCAAGGATCACTTGAACAGTAATTTCTGGGGTAGTGTCAGTGGTGACACCGATTGCTAATGCAACATCGAACATATGAATTCCTTAATGAGCTATGAGTGACATTCACAAACCTGGCTTACATTAAACCAGGTTTAGGAAGTTACTTAACGGGTACGAAAGGTGTAGCAGCACCTGGGATCATTGTGGTAGGCAGTACACCATTCCACTTATTGATCGCTTCCAGTTCCATTACACCAGGGTTTTCACGTAGTGCATCACCACGTAATTTGATGGCATCAGCTTCTGCTTTTGCCTTCAGCACCACAGCATCTGCTTCGCCACGAGCTTGCTCACGAGCCATGTTTGCTTCAGCAATACGCTGCTGCACTTCCTGTTCACGTTGCAGGGTCTTTTGGGTAGCTTCGACTTTAGCGTTAATAGCACGCTTGACGTTATCCGGGTATTCAGGAGCACCTACCCAGGAAATTGCCATAATGTCGATACCGACAGGTTCCATCTCTTGTTTGACCGCATTAGCTACGCTGTCCAGCAGACGAGATTTACCACCATCAATAAACTTGTCAGTATTGATGAGGTTACCCTGACGGTTCAGGATATCCGCAATACGTTGACGAAGGTCTTGATCGGTAATTTCATCTACACCTTTACGGTAGGTCTGGAAGATCGTTACAACTTTGGTTGGATTAACCTTATAGCTGATTGCCAGCTGGTGTCCGATCTGAGTACCATCAGACAGCTGGAAGTAAAACTTATCTTCATAAGTTTTCATCTGCTTGAAGGTTGGGAACGTGTACAGGTCTTCGTTCCAGCCGATCCAGTAGCGGCCTACGCCTTTGACTTCCTGATCGACACCTTTCTCGTCACCAAGACGGTTAACGATGATACCTACGTTACCTGGTTCGACACGCTCATAGCAGCCTGTCAGCGAGGTCATTGCAACGACTGCCAGAATGCAGCCCATGATAAATTTACGCATGTTTGATCTTCTTTTTGATTTGACGATAAACGAAAGTGACCACCAGAGCAGGCCACACCAGAGCACCAGCAATGCCGATGAACACGAGGATGGTATCTTTAGCTGATACCAATGAAGGCAATATGCCTCCATACAGGACACCTGACAGGAGTAAGATCACTACTCCGTATAGGTAGAGTTTCAGATATTTATTCATCTGTTTTGCGATTCCTTAAACCAGGGATTGTGTAGGCTTTGGAGATATATTCCCCAATATAGAAATACTCATGAATTTCATTTTCGATCATTCGTACTTGAGAGCCTGCATCAGTCAGTACTGTGTAACAGGGTTCTGGCTTAAAGTCGGCAATGCTCATTGTGGTTCCGATTTTAGTAATGAAAGCATTACCTAATCGACGCCCATCTTTTGTGCATAGCTGACGGTGTAATTCCAGAGTCCCAGAAGGATCGTAACGTTCAGCCCATTCAGGCAGGACTTCACGTTTGAATTGCTCGTCATAATCTTTGTCTGTCATGAAGCCTCCTTTAAAGCTTTATCACGACGCTTACAATTTTCTTTCTGGCTTACCATTTCCAAATGTGCTGGATTACAGCACAAGCGATTACGACACTTATGGTCTATCTGCTTCTTGGATGGGATATAACCGTAGAAGTGGGTATATACAACGAGGTGAGTAGCTACAGTCTGGCTATTGAGACTCATACGCCCATAGCCTCCACCACGTCCAGTCCCTGAATCAGGGCCAGTCCATATGAAGCAAGGGCTTGGTAAGCCTTCAAGTTTAAAGCCAAGATCTTTGATATCTACTCGTTCGAATACACGCTGGAGTATTTCCTCCCTACGATTGGGAAGCTCCTCCAGTATCTTGTCGAGCATTGAGCATCTCTTTGATCAGGGTATTGTGGTAGCACATGACAGCAGCATGTACTTCGTTAGGGGAGCAGCCGTACAGACTGGCTTTAGCACGATTCATTGCATCGTCCAGACTGTCGGCTGTGGGATAGAGGCTATTAACTACTGGCTTCATCTTTTCCATAATAGCGTTTTTGCAGTTCGTTCATCCCTACCTGAAGCAGATACATCAGATCTTCATCTTCCAGGTGTTGGACGTAGGTTAATGGGTTAATGGAATCGACTACTTCTTTAGCCTTTTCCAGTGATTTTTTAGCAGCCAGAATGGCAGCAGTATCCTGAGCTACTTTCAAATACTCTGTAGGAGTCAGCTTAGGCTTTGCTGGTTTAACTTCTGGGTTACCCCAGACATTTTCACCAGAGGCCATGAGAGCATGGATCCGTTCCTCCAGCTTGCCGTAGTCCATAGGAGGTACTTGAGGGTACATATAGGCACGGGAAGCCAGAATTGCAGGGTTATGGGACAACTGACGTTTAGTAGGTGACAGATGCAGGGCAGCATCAAATTCACCATTCTGGTTTGCAGCACGGAGAATACCCCGTACAGTTTCCAGTTTAACCCCGGATGCTGAGGAGATCTGATGCATACAGTAACCTTCACGAGCCATAGCCAGAAGTGCAGCAGAATTGATAGCTGTCATTTGGATTCCTTATTTTTTAACTTTAACAGTACGTACTCAGCTTCATTAATGTCGAGTACGGCGTCTTTTACTTTATTAGACAAATAAACTAACTCACTACTAGGAGGACTAAACTCACAAGCCTTTTGAAGGAGTTCATTTTTGTAAGTAGTGAGTAGCTTCTTCATCAAAGCAATGTCTGACTTTTTCAAAAAGTCCCCCACACTTTAGGATTGATCAAATACTGTTCCCAGACCTTATCAAAATAACAATTGTCTGGGGCATTTTTGAACATAGGAGCAATGTCGCTGTCTTTTAAGCCAGCAAGACCACAACCTACACGAGTGACCATGAAGTTCAGTTCACCATGATCCCGCGCATAAGCCAGGAAGGTATCCACGTATTCATGGATCACCTGACCACGCAAGGTACGTAAGCCAGGAGACTTAGTAGGCAGAGCATAGCTATTGCCATAGTGACCGTGGCCTTTACCCCATACAGCTCCATAAAGCTGTAGGGCTGTTTTAGCAGCACCATCACCATGGATACCTGCTTCATTGGATCCGAATACGAATACCATTGGTTTGCCTTCAAGGCAGCGTTGAAGAGTCACTTCGACTGTCTCCATTGGAAGAGTTTCACGGTGAGGTTTACTTTGATACACATCAATACCATCTTCCCAGTGCATACCCCATTTACCTAGCCGCCACAGAGTTAATGCTTGTGAAGCATTTCGTTTAGCTAACAATAGACGAGGGGAACCATTGAAGCCTGGTTCATGCTTTGTATAAGAATTACTCTGGCTTATGGATCGGCATTCAGGAAGGTAGGCATGGGTTTCAGGATCACGATTGATCCACCATGTCTTCATTACTGGTTTCCTTATTCAGGTTATATTGGTTGATGAACTCACGACGAAGTTCTTGCAGACGAGCTACCTCAGCTTCCGCTTTATCGATAGCCTCATCGAAGTCTTTCATCGTTTTGTTGATCTCATTTTTATCCATTGTACATACAGCTCCAGACAAGGGCACAGATGAATGCTGAGATTCCCCAGAACCCATGCCACATTTGTTGACGGTGAAGTTTTGCCTCATAACCACATAGGCGCAGATGTGCTTTAACTGTCTGGGTAGCTTCGTACTCGTACTCGGCTTTTTCCAGTTCAGCTTTTGAGATCCTTACCAGGTGTGTCCACCAGATAAAGTTAATACAGCAAATGGCTAAAGCAATTAATACATAGATCATAAGAGCCTCTTTAGGACATAGGTTAAGACTGTCTTAAACCCCGTTAGCCTATAGTTTACTTTAGTCAAAATGGGGATTTTTGGTAAATTTATAATACAGGTTGAAAGCGTACTAGTAGTACTAAGAAGTACTACTGGAACACTCTGAACTACTGATCTTAAGGTATGAAAAAGCCCACTACATTGAGTGGGCCGTTTCGAGTATGCCTTGTTTTGTCGCTATCTACACATCCCTCGAATGTGCGCTGGTCGAGTCTTCAGACTCACTAGCAGGATCGCCGTTACGGGCGTATGAACGAGTAACGAGACTGTCTCTGATACAAGGCGGTACAGAAACAGTAGCGACAAGATAAACCACATGAATTGCTTCATAGTTCCTCCTGTCTAGGTGATCAACACTATGTGAATCACACTGGTTTGTAAAGATACAAAGCACTGTAATCCAATGAAAATATGGGGAGACTAGCTCCCCTGCCAAAGGCATAGATAAGAATTAAGTGATGGTAATGAGTCGAGCGACTCACAGAAGTGACCGGAGGTCACAAAGGCTTAAGCCAGCTTAACCAGAATTCTGGCAATGACGTCACTAGACATACCACACATTAAAATATGCATAGTAGCGATACCTTCGGTCATTTCAGTTAACTCTTTAATAGACTGTTTAACATCACCTGTTGCTTTTACATTTGAAGCATCTATTTTCCCTGACTTAGGGAAATAGGTTAGTGAACCAGCCCATGCAGCAGACTCAACTGTTACATGCCCGGCAGTAGGTACTCTTGCAATGAAACCAGGGAATTTATTAATGAAATCTGCTACTTCGGCTGCGTCCATAGGATCCTCTTTACCGTTGACGGAAACACTCGCAAAGATGCCCGGAGGGCATCAAAGCTTAGTATTTTCGCTATATATTTTATTGAAGAAGTTAAAAGCATCAGCTATGTCAGATGTACTTCTAGGTTCCTGAATAGACCGATCATCGATAAATTGTTTAGGGTTGTTTATTTCCTGTCTCCTAAGCACATCCTCTATCATCTTACGTTGAAAGTCGCGCATAGAGGCATAGCCAGGTTGCTCGTCATTGCCTGGTTTCCAGTAAATCCAGCCTAATGGGGCAGACTCTAAGTCCAGTTCAATTCCTGGGATGGAATTTTTATGAATGACTTCGAATTGCCCCTCTCGTGCTGCAATGAAGATAACTGGCTTTAGTTCCAGCTCTTGTATGCCTATGGCATTAGCTGTTTTGATTCTGTTAATAGTACCTCTTGGCACCATGTATTTTATCGTGTCCATATTGCATTCCACTGTTTAAACGCTACTGTTTCGCCCATGATCACTTGGTACTTTTGCAGGGTTTCCCATGTAGCAAATTCTTTGGGTAAATCCTCTTCGTTGTAGGATCCTAACTCACACCCTATGGGTAGGATTATTTCAGCCTCTGTGAGTCCTACAGCACTTCTGGTTTTAACCAGTCTATATAGGGCAACTGGTATCACCACTTGTGGGTATACATACCCTGTTACGGCCATTTTGCCTCCCATATGATCATGTTGGTTTTCAGACTTCTGTGAGCACTACAATGGGTTCCTGGAGGCACACCTTGGGGTAATGTAGGATTCATTGGATCATCATATTGGATCTCCAATCGGGCCTCTTTAAGCCCAATTGCTGCTCTGGTTTTGATTAACTTAATCAGTTCTAGTGGTACATACCGAGCACTGGGAGTGTTGTAAGTAGCCATAGTATTCCTTAAAAAATAAACCTACCCCGAAGGGTAGGTGTCTGGTTAATCAGAAGGATCAGGTAGCTTGTTCATCAAGTCATAAATACTTGAACTTAACTCAAGACCTTCATTTGCTGTGACCTCAAGGGCATTTAAAATTTCCTTGAGTTCTTCATTAGTTAACTCAACTAAGTGCATAGTTTGATCCACGGATCTTATCTCCCAGGTTCTCAGACAGCTTGGTATACACACCATCAGTGGTTTGATACAGCTGGTTCATCAGAGATTGCAGAATGGTGCTATCAGCGAATTCTGCCAGCATCTCTTTGTACCAGTACCGTACTTCATTACAGTTGTTTGGATGGGATCCAAAGGCATCGTGAACAGTAGCCACAGGGAATGGTTTGTAGGTTAACATGAAGTTAACTTTACGCATTACATCACGAGTTAAGTCGATAGGTAACTGCATGTAGTTGCTCCAGTTGATATCGTTGAGAATAACCATAGAAGACTGCTTATTCTCATCCCACAGACGGATACGACGTACCATATCACCAGTAGCTTCTTCAGCCTGCATACCCATGGTATGAGCCAGCAGACGGGCTTCCAGCATCTTCAGTACTTCAGCTACCAGCTCTGGGTTATAGTTGCACAGACGCTCCAGCTCACGCAGCAAATAGGCATCACAGCAGTGGATGGTATTGGCTACGTTAGCACGGCCTTTCTCTGTACCCCGGTTCTCTTTGTATTCCATGGTGAAAGTAGCGTGATCAAGCTCATCTACTTCAATTCTGGTTTCCAGAGTTTCCATGACTTTCATCTTAGCGATGAAGCCATCAGGCAGCTCCAGAACGTGTTCCAGAGCATATGGACGCCATGAACCCAGGAGTTCATCCATGAGGTTGAACGCACCAGGAGCGATGATGTGGGCTGCTTCGTAGAAGTAGTCCAGCATCTCGCCCTCACCGAATACCTTCTTGGGCACAGCCTTAGAACCGTAACCAGAGGTCATTACAGCTTGTTTGATATGGCTACGAGGTACTTGGATACTATCCAGACCTTTACGCTTCAGAACGCCATTCATGGCGTCTGTGGTGTTGCTGTAGGCATCCATACGTTTCTCTGGGTCAATACAACCAGTGTTGTATGCACCCTTCTCACAGCCTGTGAGGGCACTCATAATCTGAATGCCAGAGCAGCAGCCATCCCAGTAGGTGATGTTGCCTACAGCTTCCCCACGTTGTACACGACGTAAAGTCATGACAGCTTTGTGGTACAGCTCAGGTGTTTCAGCATCCTGAACCTTGCTTTCCAGATCCTTGATGTTGTCGTATACCCACTGAATACGTTCTTCGAACAGTTTCTTGTCCAGTCCGTAGTAGTTGGCTACGTCGATGCACATGTATTCCCAACCAGACATATATTTGAAGTTTGGGCCATAAGCGGTATTAATTTGCATTGGAAATCCTCTCATCATAGATAGCTTTAGCTTGGTGCACTGCTTCGCTAACAATGTTTAATTGTTCTTTGGTAAGATTTTGTATACCGGAATCAAATCCCAGATCTTTCATTACCTCTCTACCTTTAGCTTCCAGCTGTTCCCTGGTCATCTGGGGATCTGACCAACCCTCTATTATCTCTATGATTTTTTCCAATACTTCTTGTTTGATTACCATTAGTTAAGTCTCTCTATTTAAAGTTTAAATTCATCAGGCACACCAGTTACTTGCTCTTTGTTGGCAAAGTTTAAACTGGCTTTCTTGAAGGGAGTGCCTTGAAGGTTGATGTGATAACCCTGGGTGTACAAACGTCCACGTTTGTCAGGTTTGTTGCCAAAGTAGAACTTATTACCCTGGTTTACCATCAGGCTATAGAAGTAGTACGACTGACGTTTATAACGCATCCAGTTATCTTTCTGTTTACGTACCAGATCAGCCTTCTCCCACGGTGTGAGAGGTTTCTTACGATGTTTCTGGAGCTTCTCTTCATCGATCTCATTAAGATCAAATGTAGGCTCTTCCTCATAGTTACAGAGGAATTCTACGTCCAGAGAATAAGGCACAGCATTACGACTGTTGATTACATCCAGACAGATATCCTCGTTATGATGATTGAATGATCCCCCTAGAATAAGGCTATCAGATGAATAAGTAAGGTAAGGAGTATCCATGTTATGGGTAAGCTTCTTGGGTGGGCAAACCAGTGGTGGTAGATAACACGAACGCTCAATGAATTGAGCCAACTGGTCAGGCAACCCAATATTGCTAACGATATACAGAGATGCTTTAGGATGAGGCTTGTTAATGTCATATACGTCAGTATCCGTAAGGACAGCAACGATTTCAGCCATAGTCTGAATGCTGTCACGTTTATCATCGAAACCCAGTCTGGAAGCCAGTTGGCCTACTACGTTGACCATTGGAGTAGGTTCAGGGAAATACATAATTCCCACAAACACTTCTTTCACAATAGCTTCCAGATCAAGGGATTTGAGGTGGTTAAGGCGTACAGCTTTAGAGTCATAATACTGACCTTCAAGCCACTGGTTTAACAGAGATACACCCTGTTCTACCTTGTCTAACAGGTTGCAATCAGGGTCTTCAAATAGCTCTTTACGGATATAACCATCAATATGTTTCCTGTTGAACTGACGTTCGTTGATGGCCTGAAGTTCCTCAACTGGTAACCATTTATGTTGCATTACAATCTTCCCCATGTTTGATAGTCAGCTTCTGTCATGTGGTCATCCACTTCTTTTCTGGCTTTAGCCAGTTCAGCATTCTGAGCTACCCGAGTCCTGTTAGGATCGGTATCCTCAATGAGGTGCTTATGTTCAGTACATGCATAGTGCTTGTAGGTGTCTCGCATTCCAAATCTGGGAGCATATTTGCTCATCCAGTTAGCTACACGTTTAACACCATTAGCTTTGCAAAACTTACAGTAAGTATGTAATTTTGCTGGTTTAAGTTCAGCAGTCATTCGTTAGTTCCTCGTATTACTCGTAATTGCCATTCACAGCCAGGTTCATTAATCCTGTCAGCTATTATTCTTGGTTTAAATCTACCTGCCCCTTCAGGGAAGTACCCAGTAGTAAGTTGATAATCACTGTTGGTTTTATACTTGCCTATTACCCCAGGAAGCCTGAGTAATGGCTCAGGAACACCCAGCATATACTGGGTACGAAGCTGTTTAAGCCAGGATTCTTCAAAGGTAATAAATACATGGGGATCAAAACGGGAAGTGATACTTCTACCTATGAGTTTATGCCATAGGTCATGCCTTAAATTACTCAATGTAGAACTCCCATACATCTTTGTTGATATACTTGGCAGATACCCAAACACTCTGGTTTATCAGCACATTGGGCATTGGGTATTTAGGTAGCTGCTCACCATTACAGGTGATCATCTTATTCAGTCTAAATTCTTTTAATCCAAGTGCTTTACGCATGAGTATCTGCTTAACCAATGCCTTGGTAATAAGTACACATACGTTATGTTTACTGCCTTTACTGGCAATATGAGTAGAAGCATCAGTATCCTGAAACTCTTTAATACTCCAACGATATCTGAACCCTCGTCTACGTGATTTAGATTCATCACCCCAACGGTCATTCCAGTTCTTCTCTTTAGCCATTTACGCCGTCTCCTAGCAGTAATAGTTGAAGTTCATAATTAGGATCAGAAGACTCCTCTACCTTTATCCATAGGTTTTCTTTAAAGGAAACTAGTAAAGTTTTTGGAGGGAGCCTTACAAAGTCCATAAATGGGCGGCTATGTCCAAACTCAATAAATACTTTAGGCTGCTTAACGCCTATTGAATGTTGCAACCAGAGAGGTCTTAACATCCATTCTTTGAGCAGTAATTCACGTAATGAATCAGGGGCATAAACACGAAGAACACTACCATATACCTGGTTTACCGGACGTAATACCATACTCAGTACCTCAATTAAATAGCCCAGCACGAGGCTGGGCATATGGATTACAGTTCGAAGTTTTCCAGTGCTTTGGCATCACCAAAGGTGATTACCAGATGCTCGTTCAGTGCTTCAATGCCTTGAGCACGCAGGAATTCTAGCACTTTGCTTTCAACCGGATGGTCTTCACGCAGAGCGATGCCACGGCCACCCTGGCCCAGACGACGAACCTGACCATCACGGCCTTTGACGCCGATGTTCAGATAGCCACCAACGTTACGCTCGGCAGGAGCAGCAGCGTTGTTAGCAGAGGAATTGGAAGTGTTGTTTGCAGCAGTGTTTTTCTGATAAGCCATGATAAATACCTCGATAGTTAATATGAAATGAAGAACGAACAGGCAGGATTGCCTTTGCATTCATTGCCCTGTGGGCAATGTATTAAATAAGAAAGATGGACGAGATGATATCTTCATAGGCAGCATGTTCTGCCGGATCGGAGATAATGAGAGTCTGGTATTCATGAAGAGTATCAATACAGTCTTCAGTGAGGATTTCAGCTACTACATTAAGTGCTTCAGTCTCACCCACATTTGCACACAAATGGCTTACAGCACGGGTGAATAGCTTCAGAGCCAACTCATCCATACCACCTTCATAAGCCAGCTGGCATTGTTCCAGAGTAATATTTACATCGATCATGAGAATGAGATCCGTTGTTCAAGGATAACTGGGACTCCAATGGCTACTTTAGCCATCAGAGCTTTAATTTCACGCATATCTACTTTGATAGTGAAGTTCTTTTTATAAAAACCATCCAGTGAAGCTGGGAAGTCTACCACTGCAATACGTGGGAACTTCTCCAGTGCTACATTGAATTTGGTAATAGTGATGGTGGCATTAATGCCAATGTTGAAGTCACTATAATAAGATATAGTACCTTCACCCAGCATCTTAGAATGCCAGTTAAATACTTGGTTAGAAGTAATCATTGTCCAGTCTCTCCAGACACAGATACTGACCTTTGCTTATAATAGCGTATTCAGTATCATTGAGAATTAGATAGTCTTGAGTCCCCAGATTTCTGCTACCATCACGCATTTTGTTCTGTAGTCTTACGTCCTCTGGTTTAATACCAATGGCTAGTTTAGTTTGAATAGTTTTAGCTTCAGCTTCATCTACCCTAACCATCATTGAGGGATGAATATCCCCAAATACAGCATAGTAGCTCATGTTACCCCCATACTGATATTAACCAGTCATACTCCTCCTGGGTTAATACAGGTTTATATTGCTCAATTACATTGAGTGCATTATTGAAGTTCTCATTGCAGAAGAATGAGATGATTGCGAAGTATTTCACCAGTCTATCTCCTTAAGGTAGAAACCTTGATCGTCTTTATAAAGCTTCATAGCTTTATTATCGTTGAGGAATACTACGTTTTTAACGGATACTCTTATACCCATTTTAATGCGTAGTTTAAATACGTTAACCCTCGGTTCAATAATACCAATACTATGTTGAACACGAGCTTTCTTAAGCTCACCATCTGATATTGAATAGATAGGTGGTTGCTTAGTATCAACTTCCCAGAAACGTTTAGCAGGGGTATTTAATGTACTCAATTCAATAAGCATAATTACTCCTTAGGTAAGTTTTGGAAGTTGTTATAACGATGGAAATAAGAAGGTTTAGGTATGTATTTCTTAAATTCCCACATACCATGTTTATTAAGGAATACATCGTATCCTTTAAACATATCATCAGTATCCCCACGAGTGCTGGATATATTTCTCTGATTCTTACGTTTGATACGTGAACCATCAACACAGTACCCATCAAGGGTACAACCAATGGCTAAAGCCATCTTTACTTTTTTCAGCCATGCATCAGTAACACGGATATGAATACACTTTTGTACAGCTGGTGCATAGACATAGATTAATTTACTCATAGTAATCTTCCCATAGTAAATAGAGGATTAAGATAAAACCAGATATATAAGCAAACAGTAACATATTCATTTATTGTCCTGTGGACAATATACCTCCCAATCTGTATGTTTTTGAGTTAGAAAGCTCTCCACTGTATCTGTATAGATATCCCCATCAGAGAATCTAACAAGTATTTCTCCTTTATGGTTTAGTGTTAGTAATGTTCCACTATTCCACCCAGGTCTACGTATCACAGCTCCTAGTTTCAGCATTAATAATGCTTCTTTAGCAGTCATATAATTTCCAGTCTATTCCTGAGTATTTTTCAATAAACTCATTTACATCGCAGGCTAAACTGACGAAGTTTAAAGTTTTATGCACATAACAAACAGAGTTACCCTGAAGATCATAATAATTAGTATTAATAGTCCAGGTAGTAGGTATAACCTTGCAACCGATCTTCATTGCAAGCAATGCTTCAGCTGTTGTCATTGAATAACTCCCAACCTTCTATGTCACCATAGCAAGGTATATAATCTTCGAGTTCCAGATGGGGAGTACCATCCTCATTAATCGTGATATTATCAGTAGAATCATATTCTACCCATTCACCCGGATTCCATGAGTCCCTTCGTACTTTGCATCCTAGTTTAAGGGCTAGTATTGCTTCCTTGGTTTTCATGATATATCTCCCAATACCCTATACCAGCAGGTATTAATTGTTCTAAGCTATCTAAAGGTATAAATGGGTTTTGCCTCTCACTAAATAGTGTAGAGCCTACTAAATAGATATAAGCACCTGGCCCCCATCGGCTATGACGGATTTTACATCCTATAGCTAATGCTGTTCTAAGTTCCTTTACTGTTGTCAGATTACTCATGATATATTTCCCAATCTGTACTAGTTATATGTTTAGCCGGAGTCTCGGCAGATCTAGCTTCTCCATTATTGTTTAAGTAATGGATAAACTGTTCATCCATAGCAAACACATATCTGGTAACAGCCCAATGAGGCATATACACTTTACACCCAATAGCTAATGCAGCTCTGGCTTCATTAAATGTCATCTGCTATCTCCCATATACAATGAGATGGGTATATACGAATATCCCCATAGAAGGTGCCTTCATGGGCATAACATTCCATAGTTTCAGTAGTAACCATTAACATTGTTTTAGGGTTAATAAATGCAGGTATACCTCTACCTAAACAACGCATACGGATACCTATGCTATGCATTAGTCTGGCTTCTTCTAAAGTATATGTTTTCATCCCCTGTCTCCAGTAGACCGATTCACAAGAGTGTTCGGAGAACACGTTAATAAACTAAGCCCTCCAGTGAGGGCTTTTGTTTAGTAGGTATATTCAATACGTTTCCAGTGCTCAAGGTTGAGCACACCACCCTTCTTGAGGTGAATGAGCATATTCAGGAGCAATAGAAACAGTTGCTCTTTATCACCTTTAATCTCTGATCTAACGTGATAGAACTCTTCACCCATGATGGTTATTTCAATACGGTTGACATACCACTGCTGACCTAAATGATCTTGAATCAGTCTACGAGTGATATGTGGATGCCCTGCTTCTTTAACAGCTTTACGATGTAGCTCTAATTCAAGATCCATAGTTATAGTCCTATGTTTACCCAGCCTACACTGGGTATAAGAATTGAACGGATATTTAATGTTTTCAGAGAGCGTATGAAGTAATGGTTATCCCTCAACTTATACGTCTCATAGATATAAAAGTTTATGATATTCTTTGTACGTGCTGCGAATCTCTCATACCCTTTACCTTTCTTAATCATAAATACCTCTGGTTTAATAACAGAACCAAGCGCCACATGATTTACACACGGCACCACCACCATGCCCTGATCCAACATTAAGGTGGATACAAGCAGGACTACCCTGCCATAGGTCATGATTCTTTTTATAGGTTTCAATAATGTCAGAGAACCCACTTACGTAATTCTCTTTATCATCAGTAAGATCTACATACTGAAAGTAGTTCTCACCAATACCCTGCATCCACTCAATAGCCTGAGCTACAGTCTCAAACTCTTTGTAGTTTTCGAAGGTGTCAATTAACTGATAGTTGATAGTTACCATTATTTAACTCCTGATTTGAATATCCTACGCCATGCACTCATGGCATATACTTTGGCACTGTTTAATACAGCACCATTGTTAAATTTGGCCTTGTCTTTAGCTTGTTCAAGCTTAGTAGGCATGAATTGGACTACTACTATGTAGTCCTCACCATCATGTTTAAACTTCAGTTCTTTACGTATGTACTTCATGCTGGTATTACCAAAGTATCGTGGTTGGCAAAGCTGACTTTATTATGATCCTCCATGAGGACACAGTTATGAGGGCCACCATCTTCAAGAGTCTTCTGCCATACATTACGGTCACCATATGCCCATGTCTGAGCAAACATGAACTTAGCACCATCTTCTAATTCGTGGAATTTGATTACTTGCATGGTTTAATCCTCACACACATTTACGGAAGACGGACACAAGGAGTCCTACCAATAGGGCTAAACTGATATAACCATTAGCACCATGATAGAGTGCTGCTTGGATGATTACTGTTGCAGCTACAACGTGCAGTGCAAAGATAAATGACTTGGACATATAAGCTCCTAGCCCTGCTCTCACAGGGCTTATTAAATAGAATTATAAATGGGTAATATAAGCATTACATGCGTGTACAGCTTCAGCATAACTACTATATGGATTAGAGCATTGCGCTGCTTCATCCCAATACACATAGCAATAATCACCTGTATCAGGCTCTACTAGCATGGCTACATGGTTGCTAATGTCATATACACGTAGCTTGTCATTAGCCTGAAGTTCCAGCCATGTATCAGACTTTACTGGTTTATCTTTAAACATGTACTTAGGTGGCTCAACAGGAACCTTAACAGCACGACATTTAACACAGTTACATGCTTCACCACATACGCTTAAATCATTCATAGCTAGTACCCCAATAGGTTAAGTGGACACTTCTATACATTACCCTGTGGGTAATACCACTAATGTTAATGTGTATATAGGTACATATGTTTCTATAGAGTATAGGTGTGATTAGGTATGAGGTAGGTGAATGATAAGGTATAGGGAGAGTATAGAGATAATGTAACAACTAACTAAATACAGTGAGTTGACACTCAATTCCCTCTATTTCCTATATAAGGATGATGAGTGATTAGGTTATCGGAGTACACCGGTAGGATGTACGGAGATAACTGGTGATTCTACATAGAATAGATCTATAGCTATGTGATGACTGAGGGTGGGTTAGTGAGGGATTGTGTTAAGGGATTGGGTGAGATAGTAACACTGTGTCAAGTGGTTTGTCTTAGAACATTTAGTTATAAGCATATTCCAGATGTGCATATAGATTTATCTGGACTGGCTTATCAGTAACTTACTGTATACAGGAAGTAGTACAGAGTTAGGCTGACATACGCCAGAGAGTAAGTTTGCCACAAGTTTTGAAACGGAGGAGCGCACCTGTACTGTCATGTAGCACAGTGTGTATTGTGTATGATGTGTATTGTGTATGAATTAAATAGCTCACCCGAAGGTGAGCTTAGTTTTATTACTCGTCGTTCAGCGATACACCAAGTGCAGCCAGCTGATTCTCCAGCTGCTTCTTGGTGCTGATGTATTCAGCTTTATCCTTCAGCTCTACCATCTCACTGAAGCGCTTGGCTTTGTTATCTGCTACTTCAGCCAGACGTTTACCAGCTGATGCAAGCAGACCAGCAGTATCAATGGTATCAGTGATAGTCTTGGTTGCTGAGTCATACACTGCGCGAATACCCATGGTTTAATTCCTCTTAGCTAAGTTAGTTGGTGATGTGGCTTGCACTCGTAAAGGGTTCATGCACCACAGACATGAACGAGTGTTACTACAACTACGATTGGCGCTGGTTTATAGTCACACGACGACTTGGATTCATCCATTGATTGAGCGTGCTCAGAGATGTGTAAGAGAAAAGTAAATGGACATGAGTAAGAATTCTTTTTTATCGTTCAGCTCCGGGGGTAGATTCCCCTCTGTGTATCAGCCAGGTAGTAAGTACTGCACTCATACCCAAATGAGCGAAAATTCCATATAGCGAGAAAGCGTATCAATTATAGGTGAAATAGCACTTTTACTATTGCACCTGCTACTATCCCTACTACAGCTACGCCTATAACATCCCCTATAAAGCTGGGTAAAAGGTAGCTGAAACTATAGTACTTAAGGCAGTTAAACCAGTAGAAACCTAACAGCAGAGATGTAGCAACTATGTAGCTAACTATGAAGATTTTCATTTTAAGACCTCAAATTAGAAAAAATTCCCCTATGCAAAAGTTGAAACCGAATGCACCTATATCTTGCTTATGTTTTAGCTCTCATATATAAAATATATAAATTTCACTATAGGCGGGTAGGTCATGTTTACATTCATGAAAGCATTGGAAGAACTTAAAGCAGGTAACAAAGTAGCTCGTAAAGGTTGGAATGGGGCTAACCAGTTTATCTGGTATGTACCTCCTGGTTTATACCCTGCACGTATGGAAGCCATCAAAGGATACTTTGCTGAAAATAAAGTTCCCTATGCTGGTTACATTGCACTTAAGAATGCTCAAGATCAGGTAGTACCTTGGCTACCATCACAAGGTGACTTACTAGCAGAAGACTGGGTTAAACTTTAAGAATAAAGACAAGAGGGGCTTAATGCCCCTTTACTGTTTGTACCTAATCCTACCTATAGCATATACTCCCTCCAATAACTGGAGGTGTTTATGTCAAAGATTACGCTAGAAGAGTTTAAGAATGCATTGCCGAGTAACCTGGGTAAGAATGCCAGTGTTAAGCTGGTGGATAAGATTAACGATATCCTGAATAATGACCCTGGTTTTGCAGAGCAGTATGCACACAATCTCTTTCAGTACACCAACGTACTGTCTAATGGTAAATACAAACTCAGTAACTATGTGGAAGCTGTGCAGTTTGTAAGTTACCTGTCTATGGGTATGTCAAACCAGGATGCCTGGATTAAGACTTTCCCTGATCGCTATAAATATTATCTGAGTAAAGGACTGTCTTCGAAGGAGGTCAGTGCTTATGTCAGTATGTACTCTAACTCTAAACTGGTATCCAGTCTTAAAGAGGTAGCGTATATTCCTGTTCATATTATGTACAGGCATGTATTCCATGATGCTGTAATGCATCAGGCATTGCTTATGAAGACTGCCACCAGCGAGAAGGTACAGAGTGATGCAGCCACTGCACTGATGAACTATCTGCGGCCTCCTGAAGCTAAGAAGGTGGAGCTGGATGTTTCTGTGAAACAGGATACCACCCTAACCGAGCTGAGACAGGTTATGGAAGGTTTGAGCCGTGAACAGCAACAAGTCATTGCCAGTGGTATGAGAACAGCTAAGGAGATTGCTGAAGGCCGTATTATCGAAGGTGAGGTGCTCAGTGATGACGATTGACCAATGGTATGCCTGGTTATTTCTAACATACCTTATGTGCTGGATAGCAGTGATTATATTGCCGCGTAAGAAGCGTCCAGCACTGGGGGAGGAGAAAGGATATGAGTAATATTTTTGACGTTGAACAGCCAAAGAAAACGGTAATAGATTGGCTAAACGGGGTGTCTTATGCAGAAGATCCTACGTATAAGCCGAGTCTGTTTGCTTTGCAGTTCGTTAACTTTATCAAGCTGGTCAATGGTGGTCAGGGCGAGGAGCATAAGACTCCGGTGCTTCACTACAAAATGCTGGACACTGTTGTGTCGGGTGATCGGCGTATTGCTAATATGGTACACCGTGGTGCTGCTAAAACTACTGTAATGGCTGAGTACCTGTTCTTGTACTTGGGTGTATTTGGTAGTCTGCCTGAGTTTGGCCGTATTGAGCTGGCCCTGTATGTTTCTGACTCCGTGGATAACGGTGTGAAGAACATGCGTAAGAACTTAGAATTCCGTTGGGAAAACTCAGACTTTCTGAAGCGAATGATCCCTAAAGCTAAGTTTACGGATATTCGTTGGGAGTTTACCAACCTCGAAGGGCAAACCACAGTAATCAAAGGCTATGGTGCTAAGACGGGCGTCCGTGGTACGAAAGAGATGGGTAAACGTCCTAAGCTGGCAATCCTTGATGACCTGGTATCGGATGAGGATGCACGTTCCCCTACCATCATTGCTGCTATCGAGGATACGGTATACAAGGCGGTAGAGTACGCATTGCACCCATCCAATAACATGATGATCTGGTCTGGTACTCCCTTTAACGCAGGTGACCCACTGTACAAAGCAGTTGAGTCTGGGGCATGGACAGTCAACGTCTACCCAGTATGTGAGATGTTCCCCTGTGAGGAGTCAGAGTTCAGGGGTAGCTGGCCTGACCGTTTTGATTATCGTTATGTCAAACAGCAATATGAGAAAGCATTACTGGGTGGCAAGATTGCCATGTTCAACCAGGAACTGATGCTTAAGATCATGTCTGATGAAGATCGCCTGATCGCTGATGGAGATATTCGTTATTATTCTCGTGCTGCCCTACTGAAGAACAAGAGCAACTACAACTTCTACATCACCACTGACTTTGCTACCAGTGACAAACAGTCTGCTGACTTCTCTGTTATCTCTGTGTGGGCACTAAACAATAACGGTGACTGGTTCTATGTGGATGGTATCTGTGAACGCCAGCATATGGGGCAAAACATCAGAGACTTGTTCCGTCTGGTTTCCCAGTACAACCCACAGGAAGTTGGTATTGAGGTTACTGGTCAGCAGTCTGGTTTCATCCCATGGATTATTGAACAGCAGATCGATAAGAACATCTTCTTTAATCTGGCTTCCAGTAACAACTCCAGTCAACCGGGTATTCGTCCTACTACTGACAAGCTACAACGCTTTAACGTAGTGGTGCCCTGGTTTAAAGCTGGGAAGATGTACTTCCCTTCAGAGCTGAGAACCAGTAAGGCAATGATTGAGATGATGGAAGAACTTCGTCTTGCATCATTAGGTGGTTTCAAATCCAAACATGATGATGCCATCGATACTATTTCTCAGCTGGCATTACTGAAAACCTTTAAGCCAGGGGCAGCTGCACCTGTATACTACAACGAAGAGAAAGACGTGTGGTATGAGCCAGACGTTGAAGTAGATACTCGACTCAGTAGCTATCTGGTTTAAGGATCCTGTATGAAACTGAAACTATCAGATGTGTTAGAGAACTTGGCAGCGGGTGAGTTATCTCACCTCTCCTTGTTTGAGAATGGGGCGGATATCCCATTTGAAACTTTTAATAAACGACTGTTGCCCATTATCAATGCTGGTTTAACCGATATCCATATGCGTTTCTTTGTGAAACAGAAAGAGGTATGGCTCAAGCATTGCTGTGGGGATACTAAGCTGGTACTGGATAGAAAGAATGCAGCAAGTGCTCACAGGCTCCGAGGCAATGCTTTCATTCAGGATTGTGACGATCCCTTTAAGGATGATGTGGTAGAGATCCTCTCTATCTATAACCAGGACGGACAACAATACCCACTGAACATGGACACAGACCACACCCAGCCGAGAGGCTGTGGGTGTGGGCGTGGACATGGATGCAACTGTACACCACCAAACTCATGGGCACGATATGACAGCACCCTGGACTACCCGGCAACCATCACCACCAGAACCCCCTATGGCAGCTATGGTAGTTGTGGGCCTGGCTTGCCTGTGCTGTATACTCCTGCTGTTAATGTGATCAGACTGCCAGAGAATATGCCTTCTGGTTTCATGAAGGTATTCTATAAAGCTGCACCTGCTCGTATTCCTAAGCTGGAGGATAATGGGGTAACTACCTATGATCGTATTGATCTGGACTTACCCTTTACCTATCTGGATGCACTGGTTTACTACATCTCATCTCGACTGACTGCACCTACCAATGGTGGACTACAGACAGGGACTAATGAGACTACTCAGTACTACAATAAGTATCTGTCTGCTTGTGCAGTGCTTACTGATCAAGGGGTGGATGTATCTACTCAGGGATCTGGTTACAGCAGGTTTGCTAAGTCAGACTTCAGATAAAAATAAAGCCCCTTAACCGGGGCTTTTCTTTAGTACACCATCTCAGGGGTGTATTCCAGGAACCGTGTAACAATAGTTCGTTTAGTGTACGTCTTGCCTTTCATACTGGCCAATGCTTCCTGAAAAGCCTGGCTTTCTACCTCAGATACTTTAAGGTAGTTCGGGGTTTCCTTTTCCCGTGGGAACTCATGTTCAACTTTGTGTCCACTAATTACACCATTAGCTTCTACATAGAGTGAGACGACGATGCACCCATTGCCTTTTTTAAGTGCTTCAATAATAACAGCACTTGGTTTACGTTGGGTAAAAGGATCTTCAAACTCATGGGCCAAAAACTTATCAGCTTCTTCTAACAAATGGGATACGCTAGAAGTATGGGCCATTACTGCTTGAGCAGCATTGAGGATTCGTTCACGAACAGGCCCATCATGCATTTCTGTAATTTTCATTTCTGGCTTTCCTCGAACAGTTTCTGCTTCAGGAGATAACCTTCTTTCTCCCAGATCTTTTCGAAGGCATTATCATAGGCTTCCTTCCGCCCAATAGCTTCATTGTAACGGGAAGGATCCACACAGGCAGAAGTGCCCTCAACCTTGAAACCATTCTCCATGATGATAATGCAGATGGTTACCAGATTAAGTTCTGCAAGATCACGGTCAGTGTACCCACCATTACTGGTTTTAATAGCTTCACCAGCATTGATGAAGTACACACCACGAATCTTGGCTTCAATACTCGATTTACTTACGGTAGTCATACGGATTCCTCAGATAAAGAAAAGCCCCTCCGAAGAGGGGCATCCTAGGCAGTTTACGTTTGCCAAACGAGGCTGGCGGATATACTCAGAGCCACTGACTGCTTCAGCAAGCACGGGTTGATAGCCCGGCAACATAGAGTTATCCAACGGTCTTCCGGTAGCGAGTCGGAAGTTGGTTGAAGTGGGAGTCCTAGTCCTGTATGGGATTACTTCTGATACATTGGCAGCTATCGCGCGATTCGCACTTCCGATCAGGAGACTTACCATTACACTTCAATTTGGCCGGAGCATCTGGATTCGAACCAGAGAATGTCGGTATCAAAGACCGATGCCTTAACCTACTTGGCTATGCTCCAATTTGGTGGAAGGTGAAGGATTCGAACCTTCGGGCGCATCTCTGCACCTCCTGATTTCAAGTCAGGTACAATCGGCCTCTCTGACAACCTTCCTAAATTTGGTGGGGGAAGATGGAGTTGAACCACCCGAGCTTCTTAGGCAACAGATTTACAGTCTGTCCCGCTACCTCTACGGTCTATTCCCCCGAATTTGGTCACCACATTAGGATTCGAACCTAAGACACCCTGCTCCCAAAGCAGGTGCTCTACCAGACTGAGCTATGCAGTGTTATTAGGTTTGCTGTTTGATTGTGGGCCACGCTTGTGAGTATCGGCCTGCTCCTCACAGCTAATCAATCAAACAGCAAATTTGGCGATGGGACTGGGACTCGAACCCAGCTATCATAGATTAACAGTCTACCGCTTCACCGTTTAGCTATCCCATCTTATTAATTAAGACACTCTGTTATCTGCTGATCCGTGTGGCAGCACGGAGTGATAACACATTGAGGTTAGGGTATGAACCTGTTCAATGTTGAGTGCCCTAATTAATAAGCCCCTGTAAAGTAGGGGCTACTCCGAGTTCGATAACCTGGTTCCGGTTCCAGGGTACTCCAGCTTTTAGACCTTTGTACATAACAGGACACTGCCTGTGTTTTAAAATACCTTGTTGGGGTATGGCAACAGAATCAACATCGCAACACGCTTCTTCTGTTCTAAATACACTCGTAAATGTATTTAAAAAAGAAGCCCCAGCGAACCGGGGCTAAAGCAGGAATCCAATCCGAATCTTCGCTGGATTTAGTTATGCCATAGCTACTTAGCTTAGGCAACACCTACACCCAGTTTTTTAGCAACTTTCTGCATGTGGGCAGCTTGCTCAGGATCGTAGTCAGGGAACAGAGTAGAAAAGTCAGGTTCTTTGAAGGTGATCATGTTCTTGAGGAATTTACCTTCTGGGTATTCCTTGCCATCAATAACAGTGGTTTTAGCCACTTTGATGTAAGCACGGGGGTATTCACCTTCAATGGTGAGTTCATCATCACCAAAGCCCATAGCCCAGTAGTAAGACAGGGCATCTTCCACTTCATCTTCATGACGAATGAATTTAGTCAGGTTGGACTCATGAACCAGATCATAGATCTTATTGGCATCGAAACCAGCCACATGAGCCAGACCATAAGCTACAGTGAGAATGTCACCGATAGCATCAGCCAGTTGGATCATATTTACTGGGCCAACATCAGCATTCGTTAGGCGTTTCTGCAAATGTACCTGTACCATCATGTCAGGATTACTGGCTTCAATGGCTTCAACAGATTCTTCAAGGCACAGCTTTGCCTGTTTTCTGATAGCATTGACATTAGGATTGGAGAGATCGCCTTTAGGGTTACCAAAAGCAATATTGAGTTCAGCTACTTTTTCGGCATTGGACTTCATTTGTATGGCCTCTTTCTGGTTTAATACAACAAATTATTTACTAAGGTTAGAACACTATGAACGATGAAGATCAGAGCGTAAGTGTAGCTTACCATGATCAACCTGTAGGCATCGAGACAGGATGGGAGAATCCACCTACTCTATCGATTCTTAAACAGGATCTGACCAATGCTACGCCTAATCATGATACTCAGACCGCTAAGATAGCGGAGTGGGAACGCTACCGTAAAGGTAAGACGACTACCCCTAAAGGTGAGGGGCAATCTAAAATTCAGCCTAAGCTTATTCGTAAGCAGGCTGAGTGGCGTTATGCTGCTTTGTCTGAGCCATTCTTATCTACCCCAGACTTATACAACATTAACCCAGTAACTTGGGAAGATGTTCCTGGTGCCAGACAAAACAGTTTAATTCTCAATAATCAATTCCAGACACAGATTGATCGTGTTGCTTTCATTGATGCTTACGTCCGTAGTGCAGTAGATGATGGTACGATCATTGTTCGTGTTGGTTGGGATTTTGAAGAAAGAGAAGTTCCTAAACAGGAGCCTGTATACTCTTTCTCAGTTGCTGCTGACATGATGGATATCTATCAAAAGATGGCCCAGGTTGAGCAGGAAAATCCTGTATATCTCTTAAACTATCCTCAGCAGTTACAGGATGGTTATGAGATTCTCAAAAGTACAGGGATCCCTTATGCACTGACTCCTATTGGTGTAGCTAACACTACCGAGATGAAGACAATTAAGAACTGTCCTACGGTAGAAGTCTGTGATTTAAATAACCTGTATGTAGACCCTTCTTGTAAGGGTGACCTGGATAACGCTAAGTTTGTTATCTATTCTTTTGAGACGTCCCTTGCAGAACTTAAAGCAGATGGACGATACAAGAACCTGGAGAACATCAATGTCTCGAACAGTTCACCTCTCACTGAGCAAAACTATGAAGCACCTAATGACCCCAACTTCCAGCCGGAAGGTAAACCTCGAAAAAGAATTGTTGCTTATGAGTATTGGGGATATTGGGATACTGATAATTCTGGTTTGTTACGCCCTATTGTAGCAACCTGGGTTAACGGTATATTGATCCGTCTGGAAGAGAACCCTTTCCCGGACAAGAAGATTCCGTTCGTCTCAATCCCTTACCTGCCTGTTAAGAACTCTATCTATGGTGAACCAGATGCAGAATTGCTGAAGGACAACCAGGATATCATCGGTGCAGTAACCAGGGGTATGATTGACTTACTTGGTAAGTCAGCCAACTCTCAAACTGGTTTTGCTAAGAACATGCTGGATGAAACCAACAAGCGTAAATTCCAACGTGGTGATGATTATGAGTTCAACCCTGGTACAGATCCTCGTGTAGGTATTCATACCCACACGTTCCCTGAGATCCCACAGTCTGCTCAGTTTATGCTTCAGCTTATGAACACTGATGCTGAGTCACTGACTGGGGTTAAGTCATTCTCTGGGGCAGAAGGTATTTCTGGTGCTGGTTTAGGTCAAACAGCTGCTGGTGTCCGTGGTGCTTTGGATGCAGCTTCTAAACGTGAGCTTGGTATCCTTCGTCGTTTATCCAATGGACTCATTAAGATTGGCCGTAAGATCATTGCAATGAATGCTGAGTTCCTGGATGAGGAAACTGTGGTTCGTATTACTGAAGATGAGTTTGTGCCTATTCGTCGTGATGACTTACCGGGTAACTATGATCTTCGTCTTACTATTTCTACAGCTGAAGATGATCAGGCTAAAGCTCAACAGCTTGCTTTCATGCTGCAAACCAGTGCTCAGACTCTTGGCCCTGACTTCAGTAAGCTGTTCCTTGCTGAAATTGCACGTCTGAACAAGATGCCTGATATGGTTCGTAAGATCGAACAGTACCAGCCACAACCTGATCCAATGCAGCAGATGATGCAGCAGAAACAGCTTGAACTGCTCCAAGCTCAGATTGATCTTACTCGTGCTCAAGCTATGGCTGAAGGCAGCAAAGGTCAGCTTAACCAAGTTAAGCAAGGTACTGAGATGGCTAAAGCTGGTCAGATCCAATCCCAGACTGACAAAAATAGTCTCGACTTCTTGCAGACTCAGAATGGGGTTAAACATCAGCAAGCTCTGGAGATGGAACAAGTTAAGGGTGACACCTTACTTGCTGCCCAAGCTCTTAAACAGCAAGGCACTCTGGATCAGATTCAGGCACAGCATCAATCTGGGTTACTCCAGCAACTTGCTAATACCAAGCTGAACCATAATAGCCAGCTACAGTTGTTAAGAGCACAGAGGGATTTAAATCCTCCTACTCAAAGCACTGGTAATAACTCGTAATTTATTTAAAACTATAGGCAGGAGGGGCAATTTGTTGTATTGTCCCCCTGCTTCTTTCATGAGGTTTCTATGAACATCAATAATCTCGACAACGATATAAAAAAGTATAAGCAACAGGTAGCACTGGGTGAGGCTTTAGAACGTCTGGAGGTTAATCCAGATTTTCGTATGCTTATTGAACTCAACTATCTTGGTACTCATGCTTTGGATCTGGTTTATTCACGTACTCGTGATATGACTCCAGATAATGAAATCGCTCGGAAGATTGATGCTGTAGCTACCTTTAAGCAATATCTGGATGAAGTAAAAGATAACCGGGCAACGGCTACTAAATCTCTTAGAGAGGCGGAGCAGACCCGAGAAGAATTTTACGACGAGGACTAACCCATGAGTAATTCAAATGAGCAACTAGATCCGAATGATATCTTCTCCATGTCTGAGGATGAATTAAGCAAATTTGATCCTGAAAAAGCAGCAGCGGAAGCTGATGCCCTGGCTACAGCTGAAGAAACTACTGAAGAACATCAGGAAGAATCTCCTGAGACTGAAGAAGAATCAGAGCAGCCAGAGGAAGAAACCACCCCTGAAACTGATCCTGAGCAGCCGGAAGAAACTTCTGATAATCCAGAAGATACGGATCCTAAAGCACAGTCTCAGCAGTCTGATCCTGACTCCAGCAACGAAAACGCACCGGACTATAAAGCGTTATATGAGCAAATTGTTGGTAAGCCCTTCAAGGCTAACGGTCGTGACCTCACCATTAAATCTGCCGATGAAGCTGTTAAGCTCATGCAGATGGGTGCCAACTACCATGAGAAGATGGCTGCTCTGAAACCAGTTCGCCGTGTTGCTCAGATGCTTCAGCAAGCCAATGCAATGGATGAATCCACTGTGGCTTTCCTTCTGGATCTTCACAATAAGAAACCAGAGGCAATTGCAAAGCTCGTCAAGGACAGCGGTATTGATCTGTACGAGTTCGATGTAGCTCAGGCAGATAACTATCAAACCAGTTATCAAGCTCCAACTGATGTTCAGATGCAGCTTAATGACACCATTGAAACATTAGCTACTCAACCTGGTTTCCAGGAAATGTTCAATGGTATTGCTCAAAACTGGGATGATGTAAGTCAGAAGTTCATTACTGAAAACCCAGGTATTCTGGGTGTGCTTCAGGAAATGAATACCCGTGGTGAATATCAGCAGATCATGGATGAAGTTAGTCGTCGTCGGTTGTTCCAACCAGAACTGGCTGCACAACCAATGCTTCAGTTATTCCGTGATACTGAAGTACGTTTACGTGAAGCTGGTCTGTTAAAAGCTACTGCTACTCCTGAACAAATTCAGCAGGTACAGCAAGCTCAAGCTCCAGCTGTTGCTACCACTACCCAGCTTAAACAGGGCACTGCCTCTCAAACTGCTCAAGCACGTCGTGCAGCAGCTGCACCTCGTCAAGCTCCACAAACCAGTCAACGTAAATTAACTCCTGAAGATATCTTTTCCCTTTCTCCAGAAGAATTTGCTAAGATTGACCCAAGCAAATTTAATTAAGAGGTTACTGACCTATGGTTATGCAATATAAGGCTCCTGCCCAAGGTAAACCGTCCAGCGTTGGCCCGCAGATTAATACTGCGTATTACCAGCGTAAGGCAATGGAAGATGCTCAGAAAGAGCAGTACTTCACTCAGCTGGCTTCTGCCAAAGCTATTCCGTCTAACTTTGGTAAAAAGCTGAAGATGTTCCATTATCTGCCGCTGCTTGATGATCGCAATATTAACGATCAGGGTATCGATGCAACTGGTGCTAAAATCGCTAATGGTAACCTGTATGGTTCCAGCCGTGATATCGGTACTATCCCGGACAAATTCCCTGTACTGGGTGAAAACGGTGGTCGTGTTAACCGTGTTGGTACTACTCGTATTGAACTGGAAGGTTCTTTCGAGAAGTTCGGTTTCTTCATTGAGTACACTCGTGACTCTCTGAACTTCGATACCGATGCTGAACTGCTCCAGCATATCAACCGTGAGATCATGATTGCTGCATCTGACATGAACGAAGATGCTCTGCAAATCGACCTGATCAACAACGCCGGTACTATCGTCTATGCAGGCGATGCTAACTCTCGTGCTGAACTGGGCCAGGGCGACGTCCTGTCTTACAGTAACTTCATGAAGCTGGCTATGGCTCTGGATAAGGCTGATACGCCGAAGAAAACCACCATCCTGTCGGGTACTCGTAATATCGATACTCGTGTAGTCCCAGCTGCTCGCTATCTGTTCTGTGGCCCTGAACTGCGTCCTACCCTGGAAGCAATGAAGAACCTGCACGATCAGCCAGCATTCATCTCTGCTGAACACTATGCTGCCGGTACTACTCTGGCTAATGGTGAAGTTGGTTCAGTAGGTCAGTTCCGTCTGATCGAAAACCAGAAGATGATGAAGTGGTCTGGTGGCGGTGCTACCCTGACTGGTGGTGATGAGTCTGTGTACTACAACGACGGTGAGAAATACGATGTATTCCCTCTGTTGTGTGTTGGTGATGACTCCTTCTCTACCATCACGTTCCAGACTTCTGGTAACCGTGTGAAGTTCGAGATCAACAGCCGTAAACCAGGTGACAATGTTGACCGTACTGACCCGTATGGTGAAACTGGCTTCATCTCTATGCGCTGGTTCTATGGCTTCATGGCTCAACGTCCAGAACGTATTGGCCTGATCATGACCACTGCTAAGATGTAATACTGGTTTATTAAATCAGTTTGCATTAAGCTTAAAGCCGGGGAATCCTCCCCGGTTTTTTATTAAATAAAGGTAGGTAAGAAATGTCACAGTACACTGAACAAGATCGTGAATTACTGGAAGCTCAAGCTAACCAACTGGGTGTGGATTTCCACCCTAATATTAGCTCTGAAAAACTGGCTGCACGTATTGCAGAAGTTATGGAAGGGCAGGAACCTCAAGAAAAAGAACGCCCTGTTAAAGGCGAAACCAAAGAACAACGTCGCCAACGTAAGCATAAAGAAGCTATGGCCCTGGTTCGTTGTCTCATCGTCTGTAATGACCCAAATAAACGTGAGTGGCCTGGTGAATGGTTGGGTGTATCCAACGGTGCTGGTGTCCAGATTCGTAAACTGGTTCCATATAACCAACCCGATAAACCGTTCCACTTGCCTCGTATCATGGTAAACATGCTGCGAGAAAAACAGGTTCAGATCTTCACTTCTAAACCTGGCAAATATGGCACTACTATTCGAGTGTCTAAATCTATTCCAGCCTATACCATTACTGAGCTGCCTCCACTGACCCAAGCAGAGCTGGATGAACTGGCGCTTAGTCAGCTGCAACGTGGTGCTCTGGACGACTAAGGATAAACCATGACTAACATTACCATTGATACAGTAGTAGCCCCTGATCTGGATATCACAGATCTTACTACTATTGATCTTAAAGGTACTGGTGTCTGGGATAAGTTGCTGCAAACAATGCGTGTTCAACTGGACGAACAGTTTCATAAGAACCGCATTACTGGGCCTACCTACGGGCAGACCTATGCAGCAACTTATGATTCTACTCTGCAAGCTGCTATCTCGTTTCTCTTAGCCAAAGAACGTCAGGCTTTGGAGTTTAAGCAGCTTGAATTGCAGAGTGATCTTACCCAAGCTCAGATTGACCAGATCCATGACCAGATGCAGAAAACGCCTTATGAGATTGAGCAGATCCAGGCTCAGACGGCTAATATCACTAAGGACACTGAGCTTAAAGACTATCAACTGACTTTCCTATATCCAGCACAGCTGCAACAAGCCAATAAACAAATTGAGCTTTTGGAAGCCCAGGTTGATGTTCAGAGAGAACAGCTTGCTCTCTTAAGTGAGCAGGTAGAACAAGCGAAGGCACAGACTGAATACTATGCTCAGAAAACTATTACTGAAAAAGCTCAGACTGACTCAACTGTCATTGGCTCTGGTTCTGTTATCGATGTTCAAGTCGAACTGATGAACGCACAGAAAGATGGGTATAAACGTAATGCTGAACAGCAAGCTGCTCAGATTATGTCAAACACCTGGAACGTGCGTAGACAGACTGATGAGGATACCTCTGCTAACAGTACTAACTTGCTGGATGATGCTACCGTAGGTAAAGCTATCCAGAAACTCTTAGCAGGTATTGACGTAACTGTTACTCCTTCCTAAGAGTCTGATATATCATAAAGGGAGCCTAGTGCTCCCTTCTTTTTTATGAGGTCACCATGGGACTTTTTAGCGGCAAGAAAAAGACATACAGGGATTTTTCATACTCCCGTTTAATAAATGATGACTACTTACCTGATGTGATTGGGCAGGCTATCACTACTTATGTGTTGGATAAAGATAACACTAAACCACTAACTGATCTGATGCTGGAGTATGGGTGGTCTGCTAACAATGTTAAGTGGGATGCTGCTTATCGTTGGGCAGCAAAAGGTAAGTATACTTATGGATTACCCACAGTATCTACAGTAGCTGTTACTGACTTCACTGGGGCAGAGTCCCTAAATGATGTTTTGGTTTCTCTCACAGGACAGTCAGATCTGACCTATGTTTACAGCCAATTTGTGGCTGGCAATTTCAGACATGCCATGTGGCAACAGCTAATTTCTACTCAAGGGTATAATCCAACTTCTAATGAGTTATCTGATCGATCCTCAGCTTTGGGTACTCCTTGCTATCTCCATAATGCTATTAACTTTATTACCCCTGAAACCAGTGAAAGAGCTGAAGATGTTATGTTCCAGCATTGGGGGTACTCGCCTCAGAGCGGTTACACACCCACAAGAGTGCAGGACTTAACCAGAGCAGATACACCAGATGAGGTAAGTTCTACTGGTTCCAACTATATTCGTGTTGAGTATGCTTTTAGCTTTGCTGGGGTTAAGCGAATTACTATCGTAGAAACCACTAAAGTAACTACTACTGTACGTACACCAAATGGATCAGGTGGGTATGATGATGTAGTTACTGAGGAATCCTCAGACACTACCAGCAACACTACAGACTGGAACGGGTTTACCATGCCACCTGATGTGATTAGCTCAGTGGATGTGGGAACTTCTACCAATGAGACTGATGAGACTGACCCTACTCAAACCACTGAAACTACTGACCCTGATACTGGGGTAATCACTATTGTAGCTACTGAAGTGTCTCGGCATATCACAACCAAAACAGTTAATGTTAATGTCATTGCTTTTTTCAATACTGGTTTTGGCATTTATGACTACAACCCAGCAGATGAAGATATTGATACAGATACTGTACTTGATGATAGTGACTCAGGGTACTATGACCCCGATGCTGTGCTAGATCCTAGTGGGGAAGATACTGATGATAGTCCTGATTTCTTTATGGTTTGTTATCAGTGGATCGATGGATCTACTACCCATATTGGATACTTCACTTACCAGTATGGTTCAGGATCTTACCCCGATCTAGATGGTATTACAGGAACAACAGTGGCTGACTTTGGGCAACACTTTCCTCGCATGTATTTCCGTCTTGATGGAAAACGACTCATTTCAAATGACTACTCAGAAACTGAAGGGTATAAAACTAGTAAAAAGTTAGGCAATAAACTGGACTTAGACTGGTTAGATGTTGGGGATGAAATTTACAATAGCTTGAGTTCATTAAGTAAAGTCAGGGATGTGCTTTTAATCTTGCAAGTACCTGCTAATACTGAAAACACTCTAGAGCAGGAGTACCTTTTTAATTACTTCTACACTCTCTGTAATGTACGACCCGAGTATACAGAGGCTATGTGGGACAACTCAGAAAATACTGGGGGATCTGAGGATGTGCCTGCTTCAGATTTAGACACCTATACGATGCACCTTGGTGGTATGGTTAAATCTGAAGATACTGATATTGCTACTTACAACAATATGGACTTACTTGGCTATGCCAAGATCACAGGTTCTATTGGCCCCAAAGGTAGTGTTACTTCTGGTTATGCAGAAGATGGGGTAATCCCCACTAAAAACTCTGATGGTACTTATGGCACTAAGTCTATGACTTACCATTTTTACAAACTCCAGACCTCAGATACCGAGTATGAAGAGGTAAGGGTATATGGGTTAACTCATAGTGTTCGTGTGGGAGGTAGCAAGATAACCCGAGGCCATGAGCACGATCAGCTAATGGTTCCTCTGGATCATGCATTCAGAAAGTTGTTCTCTGCCCATGATCGTGAAACTTTATATGCCCGTGCTTTGCAGATATTAATCTGTACTGAGTACACAGTTAAAACCAAGTGGTATCAGACTGGCCTTTTTCAAGCAGTGACTGTTGTAGTAGCTGTAGCTGTGTCTTGGTGGACAGGTGGTGCTTCATTATCTTTAATTGGTGCTCTGACTGCTGTAGCCACAGCCGCAGGTACAATGATAGCCTTCTCATTACTTAGCAAGTACGTCTTCAGTAAGCTGGGGAGTTGGGCTTCTATACTGGCTACTGTGGTTGCTGTAGTAGCTGCTGTGTACGGTGGTTATGTTTATTTTTCTGGGACTACAGGCCCATTCAGCTTAACTGCTAAAAACTTGATGCAGATTTCTAATATTGCATTTAAAGCCTCTGATGCTTCCATGAAAGGGCAGCAGATTGCTATGCAACAGAAACTAGGATCTCTTCAGAAAGAGTTAGAAGAGAAACAGGAAGTACTCCAGCAAGCTCAAGATGAATTAAACCAGGGTTCCAATACTATTTCTGACTGGATATTCCTTCAGGCTACAAGTGGGTATGTTAACTTAGGTGAAACAGCTGATCAGATGGTAGCCCGAACTTTGAATACAAACATTGGGGCACTGGCTTTACAGTTACCTGATATGTATCTGAGTCAGGCATTGTCTTTACCCTCGTCTGTAGAGATCATGCAGTTTATGCAACAAAAACTGTATACTGTTCCAGACGACGAACTTAATCCACTTATGTGAGGTGACTAATGGCTGGATTATCGATGTATCCAAGTCTGTGGGATCAGGGGTCAGTAACCCCATCCCTGGATTCGTTGAGTACTGGTTTTACCAACTCAGCAAACACTTTTAACAATACGGCCCTTACTGGCTCAGGTGGTTCAGGTAGTTTCCTGGATAGCATTCTGGGAGGTGCTGGTGACATGTCTGGTTTGCAGATGGGCCAGCTTGGTCTGGGTGGTGTAACCAGCTTGCTTAATGGTTACCTTGGCCTCCAGAATCTGAGTCTTGCCAAGAAGCAATACCAGTCTCAGCTTGATCAGTTTAACAAACAATGGGATGCCAATAAGAAGTTAACCAATGCTTCTCTGGCAGACCGTCAAGCTGCTCGTGTTGCAAGTAATCCTAATGCATATCAGTCTGTTGATGACTATATGAAAAAATATGGGATCTAAACCATGGCTATTAGACTGCAACAAATTGCTGCACCTAACTTTGCTGGTTCTAACCAATTACTACTGGCAGCAAACCAGCAGATTGGTAATGCTCTCCAGGGGCTGCAAGGCACTCTGGGGCAGTATCGTGACGAGGTAGTACGCCGTAATACAGCTCAGGCTGTAGGACTGCTTACTGGGGCTACAGATGCTAATGATCTGGCCCAACGCCAACAGCAAGTAGCACAGTTGGTTCAGCAAGGGGACATTGATCCCACTCGTGTATCTGAAGTGGCAGCAACCATGCCGGATACTTTGTTAGGTCGTCAGACTAATCAGCTAAAGCTAAACCAGATTCAGACTGCACAGCATGATGCCCCATTAATGGGCGCTTATATGCAAGCTGTTATGTCAGGGGATCAGAATGCAGCAAAAGGTATTTTGTCACAATTCCAGGGGGATGCTTCAGATGCTCTGAAGTTTGCTTCTGATTGGGATATTAAAAACCAACAGCTGGGTATTCAACGATCTGAACTGGCACAGCGTCAGGCACAGTTTAATGCCTCACAGGCAGCAGCTAGGGCAAGGGCAAGCCAAAGTAATGCATTGCTCAAGGCATTACCTGGTTTACTTAACACAGGTAATGTTCTGCAAGGTAAGGTTCAAGCTAGGGATTTACAGGCTAATGCTGAAGATGCTAAACAGCGTCTGGCAATGGATCCTGTTAATAACCCTAAGCTTGATATTGCTGGATGGGCTGATGCCAATAACGATGCCTGGTTTGGTAAAGGCACTTCTAACTATATTTATAATGCTCTCAAGGATCAGCCTGCTTTTAAAGCACTGAACCCTCAAGAGCAGAAAAATGTACTGGATGGTGCTCTTGCTAATGAGTCTAATCGTCCTGGTGATGTATCGCTGAAGAACTATGCAACCAAGTATTTGACTGATACGACTTCTCGTTTGAATAACCTGAAGATTAACTCACGTCAGGCACTGGATGCTCAAGATCAGCAATCTGTAATGCAAGCTCAAAGAGATCGCCTAAATAACCTGCTTCTGCCCTTACTTTTACAGCAGTAATGAGGTTACAATCTGGGTACTCCACAATACTAAGGAATACTCAGATGGCTGGTGAAAATTCATCCCCTCTGGACAAGTTTCTTGTCCCACAACAGGTAATAGGTCAGGAAGCTGCTCAGGCACTTCCTGCACCTACTCAACCAACTATCGCCCAACGTGTGAATGATGCTTCTACTCGTATCCTGAATAACCTCACAGGACAGGGTATGTATCCAACCGAAGAAGGCGAAATTGCTCGACTCAAACGAATCAATAATGAACAGTCAGCATTAGCTAAACAGGTATCTACTCAGGATTCAGATTTTGGTTGGTCTTCTACCAATATGCTGGATGCTAATACTTCCCCATTGACTGATCGAGCAGCTTCTACCATGGCTAACCTTGGTAAGGGTTTTGTTGATGCAGTTAATGGTCTTGCAGGTAAAACAGATAAGACTTTTAAAACACTTGGTAATGTTCTGGATCAGGCTTCTATCCCTAATGATGCACTGGATGCTTATCGTCGTGTTCAGGCTGGTAAAGGCACTGAAGCTGATAATGCCCTGTTAGATCGTCAGGGTGCCTGGTGGACACAGCCTATCGAAGTAAATCAGTTCGGTGTACCAGAGATGGGTAACCAGACTCTGCGTCAACGCCTGGATGCTATCAACGAACGTCAGAAAACCCAAAACCAGAGTAGTTATGACAATCTTGAAAAATTGGCTAACCCTACTCAGATGCAGCGAGCTGCTGCTGATATTGAGAAATCAATCGAGGGTAAATCAGGGCTTGATAAATTTGCTGCTGGTTTAGCTGCTATTGCTCGTAACCCTAGTGCTGCTGCTCAGACTATGGTTGAGTCTGCCCCTTATATGGTTGGTGGTGTCCCAGGTATGATCGCTTCCTCTGCTATGCAGGGTGGCTCAGTATTATCTCAGTATCTCGATACCCAACGTAAAGCTTCCAATGGGCAGATCCCAACAGCTAAAGATGTGGCTATTGGTACTGGTTTGGGTGTTGTTGATGGTGCCCTGAACTTTGCAGAGAGTGTCATTAACCGTACTGCTATGCTTCCAGGATCTAAAGTATTACCTGCTGGGGTTGCTGATCGTCTGGTGAACGCAGCACAGCGCATCGCACCACGCAGCTCTACGGCTGCTGCTGCTCTTGCGCGTGTGGCTGCTCCTACCCTTGACCTTGCTAAAAACGCCTTAACTGAAGGTCTGGTATCTGGTGCTCAAAACCAGATTGAGGAGAACTATGCGAAGGGTAAAAACGAATGGGATACCAAAGGTAATGATGTTGCTTTCTTCCAGGGGATTGCTGCTGCTACTGGTTTTGGTGCTCCTCGTGCTGCACTTAGTACTGCTGGCGAGGTAGCTAGTACTGCTGCTCAGGCTATGCAGAAACGTACTGAAGCTCAGGATCCTTTAGGCCAAGCTGCTCGTAATACCACCCCAGAAGACTTAATGAATCCACAGTCAGAAGGGTATAACCCAGCTGCTGCAATTCGTCGTGCTGGCATGGAGTGGACTCGAAACACTGATGCTACCACTGATGAACAGAAGGCTGAGATTCAATCTCAGGCTCAATCAGCTATGGATGCTGCACAGAATGATCACCAGAATAACCTGGATATGATTAACCAGAGGGCCACTGCTGAACGTACTCTTGCTGATGCTGGTAAGTTTATCCCTGCTATCCAGGAAAGATTGAATCAACTCAGCACTGATCCAAATGCAGATCCTGATGCTGTTAACCAGCTGCAAACTATTCTGGCTCAACAGACGGAAGCTCGTGATGCTGCACAGCAACAACTGGATGCTATGCCTTCTCAGGAAGAACTGGCACAGGTTGCTACTCGTTCGGCTGAAGTGCTGGATCAGGCTAAGTCTGAGTTTGGTAAGTTCTCGTCAGCTACTGGCATGAATACCAATACAGCTAAACCAGAGAACCCAACAGCCTCTGACATTATTAGTCACCCAATGTCTTATACCAATGAAGACTTGCAAGAGTTTGTGCGTAATGCCCCTGCTAATGCTACTCCTGCTGAACTGGGTACGCTTCGTGCATTGGCTGATGCCAAAGTTGCAGAGAATGCTGTTAAGACTGGTTCTAAGGTTAATAGTGAGATCTTTAAATCCACTTCTAATAACCTGTCACTGGGTGATTACCAACAGGGTATTAACACTGCTGTACAGGCTGGTGATACTAACCGTATCCAATCCCTGATGACTGGTATCAATAACTTTGAAACTTCCCATACTGCTAAAGCAGATATTGCCCAACAGTACCTGAATGAAGCTAAACAGAATGGTAAGTCTTACCAGATCCTGAAAACTTCTAATGGCTGGGAGTTAAATACTGGCAAACGTCTGGATGCTAAAGCACAGGCTAAGAATGGTGGCTTTACTATCCATAAAGGCTCTACTGGTCTGGTTAACAATATCGTTAATGAAGCCAAGGCTATCACAGCCACTCGTCAGTATATGGAAGGTATTGCTACCCCATCTACTAACCAGAATGTGACTGGCTCGACTGAGCAAGTAGCAAGCCCGGAGGCGCAGCCAGAGGGTGCAGCTACTGTAGCAGGAGAGACAGGAGCACAAGAACAACAAGCACAACCAACAATCAGCCCACTGACCACACGAGATATTCGTGCAATGGATCAGGCAACGCTGGAAAAGGTTATGGCTACTACTCAACAGGCTATGTCTTCTGACACTAATCCTGTGTTGGCTCGTAACCTTGATGCACTTGATCGTGAGTGGACTCGTCGTGCTGATGTGACTACTAACCAGAATCGTGGTGTTGATGCTCCTCACCGTAAACTTGATGACTCCTTTAAGCCTAAAGCTCAGGAGAATGAGATCCAACGTTCACAGGCTGAAACCACTACCCAAACTGAGAATGCTCAGGCTGACATTGACAATGAGTCTTCTGGTTCAGAGTCTCAACAAACTGCCCCAGTTAACGTAGATGATGTTGTTACCAACACTGATACCCTGACTGAGACTCAGCAAGACAATGTAGCCAATGGTGCTCTGAGTATCTTTGGTAAAGTTGGTGAGTCTCTGAAAGCTCTGCGTGAGAAAGCTTTGGCTGAACCTAAAGGCTTACAGAACCTTGTGCTTACTGGTTTCAACCAGCGAGTTCGTCCAGGTTTTGGTAGCCCACTGGTAGCAGTGAAAGACTTCATTAACACTCTGAAAACTGCTGTGGATACTGGTAGCTTCACTGAAGTTAACCGTTTCCTGAAACAGCATATCAGTGAGTCGAAAGCTGAGGGTGCTAAACAAAAAGCTCTGCTGAAACAGTTTGTGGATTTCCACGATCACATTACAGCTAACCTGGATAACATCATCCGTACTAAAGCTCCTGAGTATCGTTATCAGGACTTTGCTCAGTTTATCCTGGATGAGAATGGTAACTTTGACTCCAATACTAAAACTGGTATTGCAGCAGGTATCTTCTCCTGGCTTGGTGAGAACGGGGATAAGATGTTCCTGAACCAGAGTGAAGTAGCTAAGACTCTGCGTATCAAAGAAGATCAGTTAACTCCACAAGCTATGTCTCGTATGGCTGATATTGGCTATCGCCAAGACTTGATCATGTCTCAACTTGGTCAACGTATTTATCAGGCTATGGGCTTCGCTAAACGTGCTGACGTTGATCCTAACCGTGCCAGCAAATTGCAGAATGCTCTGGGTGCTTATGCTCTCCATGCCATGTATTCCAATGGCTATATGGAACAGTCTTTAATGACTGCTAAAGAGTACTTCGATCTGCAAACCATGAGTCTGGATGAACAATCAGCTAAAGAAGCTGCACAGGCTTTCCAGAATGACTTTGGTGTTTCCCCTAACGATGCCAAGCACAAAATTGTGTTTAGCCGTCCTGCACGTAACTTTGATGCAGAAGGTAAACCAGTAGCTATTGAAGCTATCTCTGACATTAAGAATGGAATGAAAGATACCCGTTCTCTCATGTCTAAGTTGTTCGGTTATGATCCTGCTGTACGTGAGGTTCTGACCACTAAGCCTGCTGGTTTCAAACAGAAAGTCTTCGGCAAAATGAACCGTGAAGTACCTTCTGTTCTGGCTGCTCGTATCAGTAAAGCTATGCAGTATGACTACACCATTGATCAGGGTGTGGTAAATGCTATGCAAACCATGGCTACTGTAGATAATGCTGCTCTGCAACATATCTTTGGTGTACGTACTGATGCTGATGTGCCCAATGAAATGGAGATCTTCAGGAAAGGTCGTGAAGCCAAAAATGCTGATATCCAACGTTCTATGGAAATGGGTTTAGACTTTGCTAACCGTATGGGTACTAACCCATTCTGGATGCCTATGGAAGTTTGGACTAACCAACGTATTGGTGATCTGGCTTCTGAGTTTAACCCTCAAGGATCCAAAGTACACCGTGCTATGGGTGGCTTGAGTGCTCACCAGGTTGATATCAAAGTAGAGCGTAACGCTGCTGTACTGGATGCAGAAGGCAAACCTACTCAATATGGCCTGTTCCTCGTTTCACTGGCTCAGGGTATGGAAGAAGCTCCTGTAATTGGTGCTGATGGTAAGAAACTGAAGTCTGTTGATAAGCAGACCTATGCTACCTTCTTACCTGCTTTCCAGAACTACCTGCGTAAACCAGAGAACATTAAGGCTGTACGTGCTATGCAGAAAGTGATCGCTGGTTCAGCTACTACTGCTGATACCAACATCATTAAGAATGCTGTGGCTGAGTATGGCATGAATGGTCAGTCTTTTGCTGCCCTGCATAACCTGGCTCAGTATGCTACTGCTCTGGAGTCTGGTAAGTCTTCTGTTAAGCTGCTGGCTCAGATGGAATCGGATGGTGTTACTAACGGCCCTATCCTTACCAATATCCTTAATGGCTCTGCTGATTTCGATCTGCTGAAGCGTGGTGGTATTTACCGTGAAGGTGACAACATTACCAACATGCCTACCTACCGTGAGCTGGGTGGTCAGGATTACTATGAGTTGCTGGGTGATGCTATGCGTCAGCATTGGGCTGATTACAAAACCAATGCTCCTGCTAGTCAGCAAGGCCAGATCCAGGCACTGGAATATTTCTCTACTGGTTATGGTGCTCGTTCTAAGGCTAAGACTCTGGCTACCCCATTCAACTACTCTGCTGGTATTCCAGCACTGAAAGCTGCTATGGGCCGAGCTACTGTAGAGGATGTTTACTCTAAGATCGGCTCCCTGATCCCACTGGCTAAAAGCAATAACAAAGCAGACTTTGCCAAGGCTTATGCTGAGGTGAGTAAAAACCTTTCTGTACTCCTGGGTCAGAAAGTGAACTTGCCTCGTACTGCTGATGGTCTGGTTAAGTTCAGCCTTAACCCTGCTCAAACTAAACGCATCATTGATGTGGATTCTCAGACTCGTGGTACTGCTACAGAGGCTGCTGTTAATGAGGTTGCTGCTGACTTCATTGCATCTCGTGATGCTAATACCAGTCTGGTTAACACAGCCTTTACCCTGGCTAACCTTCGTTACAATGCTGCTAAAGCTGCACTACTGAAGCAACGTATTGCTGAAGGTAAAATCCCTGTGGATGCTAAAGGTGCTCCACTGGAAGGACTCACTCAGGCAGATCTGGATACTCTGTCTAACATGATTCCTAATATGCCTTCAGCAACAGGTGTTCTGTCCGAGAATACCAAAGCTTCTGGTTATCCAATGGCTAAAGTGGAGAAAGCTTTTACTGCTAAGTCTCCTGCTACCAGCATTGATATTTACTTTAAAGAAGCTGCTAACCCTAAACCAGCAATGGATGCTAATGGGATGCTGCTGAGTCAAGGTCTGGTAGGTGGGTATAAATCTACCCAGTCTACTGTGACTGAGACTAAGCTGACTAACCCAGGGGTTGCTATGGGTGCTAACGTTACTCAGGGTACTGATGCTGCGATTAGCTCTGATGTAATCAGTAAGATCGAAAGCCAGAACGTACACGATGCTAACATCCTGTCTCCTGACAATGTGCTGAAAGGTGCCCGTATCCAGAACAAAGCTATGTTTGATGCTGTGGTTTCTTACCACCCTCAACATCTGGCTGCTTCTGCACTGCTGTCTGAGGTTCGTAGTCTAGCTGATGCTAACCTGTCTACCAACGACAAGGTTGCAGCTAAGAAAGCTCTGGATGCCATGAAGACTAAGATCCTGGGTAAAGACTTCAAGGGCAACATGAAAGCTGCTCTGAACACAATCCTTAACCAGGCTTATGATCGTGACATTAAGAAACTGGAAACCCTCTCTGAAGTCTATGCTGTTAACCAGTACGGTACTGAGGGTGGTGAGTACCTGATCACTGATGCTGATCGTAAGAAGATTGGTGACGAGATTGCACGTCTGAAACGTAGCCGTGCTGCTGGCTTACAACGTATCTCTGACATGTTCTCTAAGGGCAATGCCCCAAAGGCTGAAGCCAATCAGTACCCTGACAAGATGAGACAATATCTGTATGAGGCTTCGGCCTCTACAGGCTCTGTATCAGCTTCTGAGGTGATGGCTCGTACCAAAGGTAAGTTTGCTAACCCAGTATATAACGAACTCCACAATCTCATTTCTGGTTTGATTCCAGCTGATGCTGTAGTGAACGTGCTGGATGGGCAGACTATGCCTAAGAATGTTAAAGGGCAGTCACTGCCCCAGAACCGTGATGCCATTGCATGGTCTTATCAAGATAAGAATACTGCACAGGTTAACCTGTCACTCAGCAAGAATGCTTCACCTGAAGTCTTGCTGCATGAGATGACTCACATTGCTCTGGGACGTGCAATTGCTACTGCTGATTCAAACCCAAAAGTAAAAGCTGTACTGAACCGTACAGAGAAGCTGATGGGTAGAGTGACCAAGCTGGTTTCAGCTGATTCTCAATTGACTCAAAAGTTTGCTCCTGCCTTAGCTAACGTGGATGAATTCATTTCCTGGGGCATGACTAACCCAGAATTCCAACGTTACCTTGATACCATTACTGGTGTACCTGAAATCTCAGGCCGTAACCGTGGATGGTTGGGTACTGCCTTTAAACAGTTTGTGGATCAAATGTCAGGCATCTTTGCTGCTGTAACTGGTCGAGCTATTAATGCTCGGGTTACTACTGCACTGGAAGCACTGACCTTCGATACTGCACATCTGGTTCAGGCTATTAATCCTGCTGCTATTGAGAGTCCAGTGTCCTCTATCAGCCACCCTATGAGCAACACTAACAGTGCTGCTGATCAGGTAGCTAAGTTTAGTCATGTGGATATCTTTGATAACCTGGCTTCAACAGGTGGCAAGACTAACTCAGCACAATTCACAGGTAACCTACGTAATGTAATATCCACTGTAGCGGATCAGCTTTACGGTGCTTTAGGCTCAAGAGTCACCCAGAATGCCAATGAGAATTATACTCCTGGTCAAGTCTGGAATGAGGCTGTAGCCACTGGGAAAGCCCCTGTCAGCACCGAAGCACTGAGCAATGGGTTTGTACTGACTAATCAGGAAGCCTTTGCTGTGGAGGCCATTGAGGCTGCTGTATCTGAATCTCTGGCTTCTGGTTTTACTTCACCAGTTAACCGGGAGATTCGTCGTACCTGGCAAGCTGCCAAACAATCCCTGAAACCAGAAGACTTCCACAATGGAAACTGGAATCAGGCAACTCAAGCAGAAAAACGAGCTGCTCAACAGAAATGGAATTATCTGTTTGATGTAACAAATGACTCTGGTGAGTCCCAGCATCTGTCTCGTTTCGTTGCTATGGCGATTGGGCATGAAGATACCAGTAACTTACTTGGCTTCCAGATGGAAGATGGTAAGGACTCTGGCAATACTGCCTTTGAACAGGCTACTGCTTACTTTAACCAGGCTGTTAATACAGTCTCTGGTATGTTGACCAATACCCATCAAGGACAAGCTGCCAATGCTCGTGCTCAAGCATTAGCTGAAAAGCTGATCCAGATTGAACTTAAGAACCGTGATACCACCATGAATATTCTTACTGGTGGGATCGACAAAGTAGAGAATGCCTTAGATACGGCTGCTGCTAAGTCTAAACAGTTCCTGGGTAAAATCGTTAAAGCTACTGGTATTGATCAATCCTCCAACAATGCTCTGAATGCAATGGGCAAAGTTGCAGGTTTAGCTGCTCGTGATCAGTTAGGTAACCTGAAAGAGACTATCAAAGAGTTCCGGGACTTTAATGCCCCTAATACTCCAGAAGGTTCTCTGGCTTCCATTCTGACTGAAGCAACGAATGCTGATGATGTTCGTGCTCTGCATGAATCCCTGTTACGTTCCACTAAACGTATTGAACAGGATCGTGCAACCTTAGCTGCTGTCACTGCTAAGAACTTGAATGAGATGTTTGATAACAACGGGCAAGACTTGACTAAAGAAGATCGTACAGCAATGACTTATTCATTGCTTCGTACTGACCTTCAGTCTGTGCTGCACATTGAAGGTATGAACCTGAATAACTTACATAAACTGGTTTCTAACACTGGTTATCGTAAGCAACAGATCAGTAACCTTGAGAAAACCATTAGCCAGTATGCTAACGGTAATGATAAGATCATTCGTGCGAAGGCTCTGGGTTACTGGATGGCTACTCGCAGAAATACCCTGGGACGTGATTTAGTTCTGAATGCAAAAGCTATTGCTACTGGAGCTGCTACTCACTATTCCACAGTAGGTATCGAACCGACTCTTGATGAAGTGAACGCCATTGATGCTTTGGCTTCGATGTACGCTCTAAGCTACACCAAGACCGAAAACCGTGTTCGCACTGCTGCTGTAATGGAACGTGAGCTTGCACGAGGTAAAGACAATGGCATCAAAATGCTGATGGCTACTTATGCGAACCTGATCGAGGATTCTGCTAATACGCTGTTTGTTGGAAACCAGTTGTCTCGCATTAAAGGCTATCTGCCTGAAGATACCAATCCTCACCATGACTTACGTGCTGTTGAGTCGGGGAGTGCAGATGAAGCAGCCCTGGTGAACATGGGTTACCAACCAGTAGCCCCACTGTCCCAGGACTCTTTGTCAAAACACTCTGGACGTGTACTGTACGTTAGCAAAGAGAATGGGTATCAACGAACCGTGTCTGGTACTTTCAGCTTAACTGGAAGCCAGCGTAAAGGTTCTTCAATAGGTGGGGATCGTGCTGTTGCTGACCGTGTTCGAGCTGACGAGTTAGAACAATTAAGGCAAGCGTCCTATGCAGACGTGCGAGGACGTGAAGCACTGTCCCACACTGCCTTTGATCCTTCCCAAGTTCAGGATAACTATGTGGTGCCTGTGTTAAGCACTGATGGTCATATCATGGACTTCCGTTACATGGCTACCCACAATACTATCGATACTTTCCTTGATCGTAATAATGACTTTGCTGATCTTGTAGGTCGTTTAGCTGGTCAGAATATCGATAAGGGTGATGCCCCAAGCCAGAATGCTAAGATCCTCGAAGCTCTGCATGAAGACTCTACGGCTAATATCCTGAAGAATCCTAATGCTTACTTTGAGATTGGGCCTGATGCACCTTCTGAGCGTGGTCGTGAGATCTGGGCAATGATGCCATATGAAGCACGTACTAAAGCTGCCTCTTTGTGGGGTGGTGACCGTATGTACATTCGTAATGATCTGGTTAACCTGACCTTTGGCTTCCGTAAGTACTCCCTGGCTAATACCCTGGATGTAGATCCAGAGCAACGTAGCATTGCTCAAGGTGTTGCTGCTGGTTTGCTGGAAGCTGCTTTTGGTAATAAGGCTAAGTCATACGTAATTAAGGGTGAACGTGGTATTCAGGAATTTATGCAGACCTACAAAGATCTGATCGTTATTCGTAACCTGAAAACTCAGTTCAGTAACATCATGTCCAACACTGCTTTGCTGGCTGCTTATGGTGTTAACCCTGTACGTATGGTTAAAGATATCCGTACTGCTCTCGTTGCTGGTATTGATTACCGTAAACAGTATTCATTACTGCTCAAGTATCAACAGCAACAACGTGCTGGTATTGGTGACTTTGCCCAGATGGAATCCCTGATCAATGAGACTCAGGATCGCTTGAATGCTAACCCACTGGCTAAGTTTATTCAGGCAGGTATGATGCCTACCATCGTAGAAGACGTTCAGCCTGATGCTGATGGTTACACTTATGGTTCTAAGATCCGTAAGAAATTTAATGAGGTATCTGCTCACCTGCCAGCTTCTGCTGTAACAGCTGCTCGCTGGGCTGTGATTGATAAGGGTACTGCACCTCATAAGTTCTTGAGCGATGCTGCTCAGTTTAGTGACTTTGCTGCTAAGTATGCTCTGTACAAACACCTGACAGAACATGCCAGAGATCACCTGAGTCATACTGAGGCTTTACAACGTGCATCTGATGCGTTTGTTAACTATGATATTCCAGCTACAGCTACTCGCCAGTATCTGGATGATATGGGGATCACAATGTTTACGAAGTATCGCATTCGTATTCAACGTGCAATGTTCTATCTGATGGACAAACGTCCAGCCTCTGTTATGGCACACATGGCTATCACAGGGCAGTTCACAGCAGCACCTGATGCTATGGAACCCTTGTTTGCTCGTAATCTTGGGAACCCATTCACACCTTCTGTACTGCAAGGTGGTAGCATCTTGAATATCCCAATGCCTTGGAACTTATTCAGAATGGCAAACTAATAAAAAGCCCCTCATTGAGGGGCTTCTTTTTGGCTTTATGAGTCACGCTTTTCCTGAATGAATGCTCCAATGAGGCAAGCAATAAAAATTACAGCCACAAAGAACCAGAAGAAGCTAAGTAACCAGAAAGCTACCTTCATTAAAGCCAGTACAGCAATGGCTGCAATCACACAGAACAGGCCAATAAAGCCATTAATAACGTGTCTCATAGATCACCTGTTAGTCGAAGTTAGCAAACGGGTCGTCTTCAGTGTCTGCTGGTTTAGCAAAACCTGCTTCACTGGTTTCAACCACTTTGGTTACCGGAGTATCTGCCTGAGCAAACAGCTCGTCACCTTCAGATGAAGCCAGGCCAGCGTCTGCGAATGGATCGACTTCTTCAGCTACAGCAGCAGCTTTAGCTTCTGGCAGCAGCTCATTTTCAGCACGCAGGTTTGCACCTTCGTCAATGTCGAACGGGGCAGCATCATCTGCATCACTGGTTTCAGCAAAGAGATCTTCTTCACTCTCAGTTTGAGCTTCTGCTTCGGCTTCTACTTCAGCCTGAGCTGCGGCTTCTTCAGCAGCTTTATCAGCTTCGATTTCAGCCTTGGTACGACGTTTACGACGCTTAACAGGTTTGTCAGTTTCCTGTTCATCCTGGTTGTCGTCATCGTGTTCTTCTTCCTGCTCTGCTTCTTCCTGTTCAGCAACAGGAGTGCCACCAGAAACCAGGGGAGCTTGCAGATCGGTAACAGATTTCAGGCGGAAGTTATCTTCGCCTACAGCTACAGCTGCCACGATCTGACCATCCAGAATACCTACTTCAACATCAGCTGCTTTGGCTGTAGGCACGAGACTGGTAAATGCATGTTTGGTTACCAGTTCGATCAGATCTTCAGTAGAAAGCAAAATACGCATGGTTATTCCTTAGTAGCTAACATGGTTAGCATTTTGAAAGTTTCAGTTTTAATTCCAGCATGTACGGCTGCTACAGCATCAGCCATGTGCTCTGCTTTGCTGGCAATGATCTGGCCTTTGAGTTTGGGCCAGTTAGCATCAGGGTATAAACCAGATGCCCAATCAATACCTTGCTGCTTTGTTGCAGAAGCTTTGCCAGTGATTTCCATTCTGGTTTCAGTAGCATTCACACAGATTACGGGTTTAGCACCATGACTGTTTCGTATGGCTGCTATTAATCCAATACAGGCACCTGCACCCAGTGAAGCTCTGGCATTCTGACTACCATGAGGAACTTCAATACAGATGGCATCTACGTAAGGCATGTAGCTCATTACCTTCTCAAACAGGTATTCAGCCCTGGCTAAATCCTGAGAAGATTTACGTACTTGCTTGGAATTATCTTTGGGTGGTTGGATAACATCCAGCTTGGCAACACTAAGAGATCTGGCTTCAGTGTCATATAACATTGCAGCCAGTCCCCAGTTACTAAAGCTCGGATCCATCCCCAGTAGTTTGAGTTTCATTAGGATCCTCTTCCATGGTGAAGGGCAGATTTAAGAACTGGTTCAGAGCATACTCTACACCCAGTTTAAATAAAGCACGTTCACGAGGATCAGTAATCAACTCGGGTTGATCAGCACCATCGAATTGGACGTTAAGATCGATATCGTCTGGGGCTTGGATTACAGCCAGCAGGTGATGGCCAATGTTACGGTGCCAATCTGCTACCAGGAAACCTAACTGAAGGTGGTTTTCTACTGGCAGGATATTTTCAGGACGATCCTGTACTACGTTTGAATCTTGGGTCATGGTAACCTCAAAGTAAGCCCCCTAAACCAGGGGGCTAAGTTATTACATGGTGAACGGATCATCCCCAGTAGTGGCATTGTCAGATCCTGGGTTGAAGCCAGCACCTGCAAAGTTACCACCTGGGGCACCAGCATTACCCTGACCAGTCACTTCTTTGAAGCGATCCCAGACCTGGCCTTTGTTAGCTTCGAGCCACTTATCTTTGAAAGTAGCCACTTCCTGCTTACCACGAATTTCCTGCTCAGTCTTATCGTCTTTGCTACGGAAGACTTTTGCAATGGCATTGATCTCACGAGCTTCATTGATCGGCTCGTACTGACCACTGTCATTTTTCTTCTGCTTGTTCTCTTTGATACGCTGGATAGCGAAGGTGATTGGCTTACCACACAGATCCACCAGCATAGGAACATCGGTCGGAACTTCGGCTTTCTTCTCGAAGTTATACAGGTTGATGGTCTTGGTTTCTGGTTCCAGTTTAACCAGAGGTTTACCGCAGGCCAGCAGGCAGATCGAGTTTGCCTTCAGGAAGTTCTTGGTGTACTCGCCTTTATCGTTGACGACTTTACCCTGACCATTCATGAACCAGATCTGCTCTTTGTAGATACCATGATCATCTTCGAATTCGATGTTCATGGCCTGAGCTTTGGACTTATCTGACTTGGTGATGTAAGCCAGCTTGATGATGCCCGGATAGACGTCAGTGTCACGAATGCGCATACCAGTGCCCAGGGTATCTTTCTCTACTGCTTTTTCTGCATCATAGTTAAAATCAAAATAAGACATGTTAGTTACCTTTTGTTTCTAGGCCATGGTTCTCATGGAAGCCTAATTCAATTAATTTCTCAGCCCGGCAGATAGCTGCTTCGTTAGCTGTCTTGAAGGTACGTTGCCATACCTTCTTACGGTTCATCGTGATTTCTGCTACATAGCGATCACGACGTTTGCAATACCAAATACCTTGGTGACCAGTAATGGTATTGCTGATGGCACCCCTGTTTCGCATATTCTGAAGCATCGTAGTGTCCTTCAGATTTATTGCTCTGTTGTCATCACGAATATGGTTATCGTGGTCTACATGCCCTTTAGGCCACTGCCTGTTATACATGTAGTAACAGATGATATGCTCTCCATAGGTAGTGCCGAAGATTGTTATATGGCGGTAGCCACTAGCCTTGTGGAGACTCCCAGCGCGACTACCGATAACAATTCTCTTATTACAAGACTTGCTAATCCAAGTAAGATGTCCAGTAAGAGCATCATATTTTAGTACCTTTTCAAGCATTTCAAGGGTGAGATCTTCTTTAGGAATTTTCATGCGTAATACTCATGCAAACGGTCTAAGACCAACTGCATGTCATTATCGATGAAGGTTTCCTTGATATCAAACAAGTCCTCTGGGCCACGTAAACGCTCGTTAATGGTGTTCTTAGTAACCTGGGTCTGGAACACATGCTTGTATCCGAGCATTTCCTCACGCTCGTTAATGTGAAGTAACCCGTTCTGGTATTCTTCCAGATCCGTAAGCTTCACTTTCTTACAGGCAATAACCAGACTGAAGTATGACTCAATGCCCTGGTTCTTCAGTGCCCCTTTAACAGGTACACAGGTTTCACGAACCATGTCATCGTTAACTTCATCCTTCGTGTGAGCTAAGAAGATCACGTTCTTGGTAGACGTGGCTACCAGCACCTGCATCAGGTGTTTGAACTGCTGGGCAAATTGGCCCCAAGCAGCTTGGGTATTTGAGCTAGTAAGTACGAGCTGGCTCTCTACCATATCCATGTAGTACGTCAGTGAATCGACTACAATGGTGTGAATATTCGGTTGGGTTTCAGCCCACTGAAAAGCTTTAGGGAGCACATCCCAACGTGCAATGGTACGTTCCAGGAAACCTGATTTGAACGGCAGCTTTTTACCTGACTCACAGTTAAGGTACAGCACACCTTCCGGATTCTTCAGGTTCTTCAGTGACCGTGATTTACCACTTGCTGATTTACCTACAAGCAGTACAAGGTTGTCATTAACGCTGATTTGATCGGACATAATTACCTCTTTTGAAATGCCCCCGAAGGGGCAAACCCACAAAGGGAACGGAAGTTCCCCAACACACAATTACTTAACTTTCTTAGCAATGGTGAGCATAATGCTCCCATCAATTTCACTTTCGTCCAGCTTACCGGGAAGCTTGTTGTTCAGTTCCTTCACCTGGCTTCTGATACGATCCAGAGAGAATCCTGCATCTACCAGTACCATGGCATAGTTGAACAGCTGCTTATTACGGTTACCATCACCAGTGTTGTTAAGTACCCAACGTTCCAGATTATCCAGTTGATGCTGATCGGTAAGTATTTGCTTACGATCCTCGTTCTTACTGGTTTTAGGAATGAAGGGGAGTACATCGAATAGCTGACCATCCGTATACTCATAGTGCCCTTTATGTGTTAACCATTTCTTAGAACGGTGTGAACACTGGTCATCAGCTTCAAATGGCAAGCCTTCAAGGACGTTGTTATAAAACTCCTTGTAGTCTTTGGCATCCAGTTTCAGCTCATAGTTAATAGGCAGAATGATACGGAAACGGTTAGTTTCTTCGGTATGTCGTTTAGTGGTGTAATACAGAGCCTTGTAGTCTTTCAGCAGTAACTTAGCTGTAGACAGCTGACAGGTTCCATCCACATCAATAACCAGAAGGTTAAAGCCAGGAATGGCATTCTCTTCATTACGATAACCGTTCATCACTTTATGGGTAAGCCAGTGAAGATCTGGCTGATTTACCAGTCTGTGCAGTTGATCGAATGGTACGTCTTTAGGTACGAAACCAGTGGTTAAATCCTTGCTGTATGACAAGATCATCTCATCAAGGTTAGTTGGTTTCAGAGATTCACCACTCAGGAATAAGATGCCATCAGTGTAGCTTCGCTTCACAATGATGTTGTTTTTATAACCATAGGCAATAGCCAGGTTAATCATCTCATCCTTCTGGTTTTTACCACCACGGAAGTAAGGCAGATCTTCATCCATGTCAGCCAGCGTAACGTCTGTGCCCACATCAGCTAAATACTTAGCCAACTTGGCATAGTTACGTTCAGGTGTAAGCAGCTTGGCAAAGGCTTCACCACATTCTTCAGTAAGCTTAATGGCGTTCTCCAGGTGATCCTGAGAGAGCACAGGTGAACCATCTACGAAGGCATAGGCAGCAGCCAACTTCATGCACTTGAAGAAACGGTTCTCCATTTCACTTTTCTGAATGGTTTGATACTCGTTGTACTGTTTGCTTTTGGCTTCACAGTCCAGACGATATTGGATGATATTCTTCAGCACATCCCGAGGGATAGTGATAGCTTTTCGCAGGTTAGAAATGTCTGCAAGCTTCTCTAGTTTTTTACCCAGGTCAGTGATGAAGGTATCAGCATTGGCATCAAACATTTGTTTCAGGATATCGTCAGCAGTTATCCCTTCTGGTTTCTTAGCTTTCAGCAGGAAACCAAAGTGACAACGACGTGCATATCCCATTTCCAGCATGTCGTATAAACGACGTTCAGTTACATCCCCATCAAACAACTTGGTCGGTGTACCAAACAACAGCATGTTAGTTGGAGTACCACCTACAAGTTTCTCGTGGCGAACGTTTTCAGCAGATGACTTGATCAACTTATCTTTTACTAAACCAAGGTCATAGAGTTCCAGGAAAGTATCCAGTACCTCAGTCTGACCTACCAGGTTTGCACCGATTTCATCGATCTGTAAATTCACACCACCAGCATTGCCCATAAGAAGCTTATGACGCATTTGCTTAACAGCTGGGGTAGTTGCAGAGTCAAAGCTAAACAGCAAGCTGCCCAAGCTTTCAAACTCTTTACGCACCTTCTCCAGTTCATCTTCTGGGTCAACCAGATTAGATGCTGTGGATTTACGTTGAGCACGTTTCTGAGCAAGCTCAAACATGTTCTGTTCAGCTACTGTAGGGAATGTGACTTCCAGGAATCGTTCACGGAATCCTGCAAGCAATTCACGTTCGATCAGGCTGGTGGAATAGCCTTTACCAGTACCTGATGGAGACAGGTTCAGAGCGTAGATATTGATAGGCAGATCGTTACGATCATACCCTTTAATGACTGCTCGCATAGACGAGGCCATTACACCCCAGTAATAAGCCAGAACTACCCTGAAAAAGAGTCGTTCTTCGTTAAGGGTTTTAGCATTGAGAAAATCAACGATCTTCTCACTGGTGGGATGATATTTCATCTCACTCACTGGTTTGATGGAGATCATACTTGTCCTTATACTTCGAGATGGCCAGAACGAATTAGCTCATCTTTTTGTTTACAGATTGGAAAGGCTGGGCAGTATGCACAAGCTTTAACTTGACCAGGGTTATGCACGATCATACCCACGTTGCCATCATCAGCCAGACGCTTATAAGCTTCAGCTTCAGTGTCAAAGTTTTTGGTTGATCGGGTCATGTTTGCCGGGTTCTTGTAGTACTTCCAGACCGGAGCATCACGCCATAACTCTTCATCAGTACACTCAGGAATGTCTTCGTCTTTGGCCTGTTTATACTTCTCATACAGGGCAATACGACCTTCCACATACTTCTGAGTATCTTCCAAAGAAAGCAACTGATAACGTTTGGTTTCAGTCTTACGCTGTGGGTAGTTAGGGTTAGCTCTGGCTTGAGCACGCTGCCAGTCAGTAAAGATAAACTGGATAGACATTACATCTTTAGTAATGATATCCGGGTTAAGCCAGCGATAGATACTACCTTGCAAGGCATAATCCAGATCCTTACTACCCTTCATATAGCTGAAGGTGGAAGTGGACTTAAAGTCCTCTAAGGCACCATTACCTACGAAGTCAAACTTACCAGTAATACGGTAACCCATGACTTCTTTCTCAGATCGGATTTCCATATACACTGGAATATCCCCAGCCTTCAGTTCCCATGGTTTAGGATTAACCTTAACCTTAGCAATTGTAGAAGGAGGGTAGCCTAACTTCTCCATAGCTTTGGGGAAGTTTTCAGGTGACCAAGCCAGTTCAATACCTGAGTGAATGGCTGTACCCATACGAGAAGCTACCAGGTCTTCCAGGTCAGCTGTTTGCAGCTCTGGAGGAACCCGAGGTGTCAGGATCAGCTGACGAATAGGTTTGAGCAGCTTGGTTGCTGAGAAGGTTCCAGGGATATAATCATAGTGATCAGTAGCCAGGAACACTGCCATAGACAGTGGGATCTTAGTGTTGTTTGTGTAAATCATAACAACCACCCAGTAAGATTTGTGATCAGTTTAGCTACACCAAAGTACATGAAGAATCCTGCTGTAGCTCCCCAGGCTGCAAATGCTGCAAACACGAAGGTAGACATTAACTTACTGAGCATTGGCTGATTCCTCGCCCCATAAGGCTGCATAAGCTGCCAGATCTTCAAAGTTATCCAGCTTAAATTCACCCTGATTTGCACGGACGATTTTCAGAAGGACTTGAATGAGCCACCCATCAGCCGGGGTAAGATCCTTACCACGAATCTTATTGAACAGCTCAATGACCAGTGGAATGGAACGTTCACCTTGATCGTTATCATAGGTAACTGCACGATCCTCTAAATGTCCAGCAGCAGCCAGTAGTACCTTGTGGGCACTGACTGTTGTATCCACTGGTTTAAGTTTAAGATCTTCAAGCTGTGCCTTTAGGTTAGCTATGGATTGCTCATACTTTTTAACCTGGTTTCCCCAGTAAACTTTTTTGTGCTCTGCACAAGACATACCTAAGTAGTTCTTGGCTTCATGCAGACACTTTTCTGCATAAGCAAGAGAGCGTTTTAATGATCTTTTACTCA